GCGGAAGTAACATTTAAACACAATAATGAGGTATCCGGAAAATACACCGATCTGAAATCCGATGGGTTTACATATATGCCGAACGTGGGAGAAGATGGCGCAGAAGACGGTACATATACCGTAACGGTAAGACTTAGAACAAAGACGGAAATGGAAAAAGCAATCGATGAACTTAAAGCAGGGCACGAAGCAAACGCAGAAGCAATCGAAGAACTGGCAAGCATTGCCGCAGAAAGTGAGGTGTAAGACATGGTTAAATTCTATGTAAGACGTATTCTGGTAGACAAGAAAATGACGATTGATGAAGTGCCGATGCGTTGGCGCGCAAAAGTGCAAGAAGAGATTGAGAAACAGCTTTCCGCTTCTCTTCAATGACATTTTCTGTCGAAACTTGCGACCGAAAAATGTTGAAATCATGCATATTACAGTGATACTATGGACTTGTCCGAAAGGACACTTCAAGTTCTGGCATGGGTGGGGTTTGGCATGGCTCCGCCCATAATTGGGGATTGACTATGCCGAACACACGTTCTATAATTGCTTTGTTGGTACATAATAGTTTATGATTGGAGGTTTTTATGGTGGGAGAAGTAAAAACAAAAGAGACTTACAAAGAAGAAATTATAACTATGATAAAAGAAATTGAAGATTATAAGATTTTACGAATTTTGCATGAATTTGTAAAAGCTGGGTTAAAAGAAGAAAAAGCAGGGCGTTGAACCCTGCCTTTTCTTTTAGAATATAAATTTTTCGAAAAATTCACATAACAATTCTTTTTTGCTTACCGGCAATCTGCTATATTCAATAATAATTTTTTTGAAACGTTCATCATTCATTCCAATATTTAATGCAACACTTGAAAATTCTTCGTCAACAGGTTTATTAATGCGCGGGTCTATTAAATCTGTTTTTCCGATTTTGAAATAATCAGCCAACGCCTGAAGCTTTCCTGACCTTGGAAATGATTTACCGGTACACCACATACTTAAAGTTGTTGGGTTAATACCTAAGTCTTTTGCAACATCTATTTGCTGTTTTTGATTTAATTCAATATAGTATCTTAAATTTTCAGCAAACACTTCTTTTTGAATATCGTCTATATCCATTTCGTTAAATTGATTTTCGTTATCCATTTCTTCTGCCCTCCTTTCTAACTGTATTATAAACCAATAAAATAAAAAATTCAATATTAAATCCAATAAATTTGAATTTTAGTGTTGACAATCCAAAATAATTGGATTATTATTAAACCATCAAATATGAAAGGAGAGAAAAAGATGCCTAGAATTTCATTAGAAGCAGTTCGCGTAAATGCGAAAATGACACAAAAGGAATGGGCTGAAATGCTTGGTGTATCTAATGCAACCGTTGTCAATTGGGAAAAGGGCAAAACAGAGCCTAGCTTATCACAGTTGAAAACCATGAGCAAATTATCTGGTATTCCAATGGATTTTATTTTTGTGCCAGATACATCCAATTAAATTGGATTATAAAAGAAAGGAAGCGAGTGAGGACATGAAAGAAATTAAATCCGTGAATGATTTGGTTGTTGTTCCGGTTTCTTATTTTAATGGAATGGAAAAGGAATTGCAGAAGATTCTGAACAAAGTGGATATTCACGATATGGATGTAATGGAACAGGTTCTCCATATGCGGAAATGGCTGAAAACCAAAACCGTATATGAAGAAACAAAGAGATTATATCCTAATCTCCGTTTGGAAAATATTCATTTGCTTTTACCACAAGAAGAAGAGAGTTCTTGTGAGTGTACTGATAAAACAAACAGTGAATAGATTCTGCGGTCGTGTCGCAGATTGGAATTCCAAACTTATCCGGAACTTTTAGTTCCCAACAAAAATTATTGATATTTGCGAACGTTATATCATTTTCGGCTAATATCTTTGCCATCTTTTCTCGGTCGCAGGATATTGTAGAAAAATCGCAAATTAAAAAGTATTTCAAATTGTATCACCTCCCTTATTTGATGATAAGGGAATTATATCACAGAAAGGAGAGCTATGAACGAATTACAAATTTTTAATTCGGAAGAGTTTGGAGAGATTCGGACAATTACAAAAGATAATGAGCCTTGGTTTGTCGCAAGCGACATATGCAGGTCGTTAGATTTGTCAAACCCAACAATGGCTATGCAAAGAATTGATGATGATGAAAAGGCTAAATTCAATTTAGGGTTATCTGGTGGAGAGACAAACTGTGTAAACGAATACGGTCTTTACTCATTGGTGCTTGCAAGCAGAAAAAGAGAAGCCAAGGATTTCAAAAGGTGGATTACGCATGAAGTCCTTCCGTCAATCCGTAAGAATGGCGGTTACATAGCAGGGCAGGAAACCTTATCTGATGAAGAGTTGCTTTCCAAGGCACTTATGGTGGCACAACGAAAGATTGACGAAAAGAACAACATTATTGCCATGCAGGACTCGCGTATACAAGGAATGATACCTAAAGAGATTTTCGCTGATGCAGTATCAGCAAGCCATACATCAATCCTTATTGGGGATTTGGCAAAGCTGATTTGTCAGAACGGTGTGCAGATAGGACAGAAGCGGTTGTTTGAGTGGTTGCGAGAGAATAACTTCCTTATTAAAAGCGGTACTTCTAGGAACATGCCAAAACAGAGATATGTGGAACAGGGATTGTTCGAGGTTAAGGAAAGCAACATTCAGAATCCGGACGGTTCAGTAAGAATCACAAAGACAACGAAAGTTACCGGAAAAGGACAGGTTTACTTTGTAAACAAGTTTCTGAAAGGAGCATGAATGAAAAAAGTAATCCAATTCATCATAGGTGCGGTCGCAATGGAATATTCCTTAGTTGCCGCGTGCTATATGGATAGTGAGGGCACAGCCGGGAATATGGAGGCTATTAAATTTGTAGCCGGGGCAGTAATTGCGGCAATCATGTATTACTGGTCGGAAGTAGACCGGAAGAGAGCTGAACTTGACAAGCGAATTAAGAGAAAACGCAGAATGAGAGAGAATGAATGGTAGGGGCTGTGTATATAAGTGGCACGAGATGTTCCACGAAAGAAAAGCGTATGCTTGCTGAACTTTTGGCAGGGAAACGAAAGAAACAGGATGATAAAGATAATTTTGAAAATGTTCTTGACAGAGAAATGGAAAGGAGAAGCAATGGAGAACAAAATAACACTGATCGGTGATGTTGTATCAGCACCAAGGGAAAGCCATAAATCAAGCGGTAAGATTTTTTATAAATTTTTCATCGGAGTTGAAAGAAGAAGCGGTGTCGCAGATGTAATTCCGGTACTGTTTGATGAAGAGATCAGCGATACAGGAATTAGCGGAAGGGTATACGTCAGTGGGAAGATAATTACCCGGCACGTAAAAACCGGATCCGGAAAAGCCATTCTTACATATGTTATGGCCGATACAATCAAACCCAAAGATGATGTACCTTTGAACGAAGTAAGCCTTGATGGAATTATCGAGGAAAAGCAACTTAGAGAAACACCACTGGGTCGGAGAATTTGTGATGTGAAACTCAAAACTTTAAGAGAGAACGGAAAAGAGGATTTGATTACCTGTATTGCATGGGGAAAGTGCGCAGAGTATACGGACTCACTTGCTTTAGGCGATAAGGTAAGCACATACGGAAGATTGCAGAGCAGGAGATATCAGAAAACGTGTAAAGATGGTCGTGTTGTGGAAAAAGTTACATATGAGTTATCAATAAAAGGAATCGTGGGGGTGTAAAAATGCGAATGATTTTGAAATCGTTACATATAGAGAATTTCAAAGGGGTAAAGGATAAGACATACGAATTTGGCAAGACAACAAGGGTTTCCGGCATGAACCGGAGAGGAAAGACCACAATCGGTTCAGCATGGTACTGGCTGACGTCTGATAAGAACTATGAACTTGTCAGCAATCCAAATATCAGACCGGACAATATAGAAGATTGCATTCCAACCGTTACTGCAGATGTTGATGTAAGTGGAAAAGAAATCACTCTTTCAAAGATGCAGAAGCGAAAAGTTGGAAAGCCGGATAAAAATGGAGTTTCGAAAATTACAATCACAAATACATATGAGATCAATTCTGTGCCTAAGACAGAACGTGATTTTAAGGCATATCTGGAAGAATTAGGGTTTGAGTTTGATAAATTCCTCATTTGTTCGCACCCGAATGTGTTCACTAAGGATTTGTCTTTAAAGAAAAAACAGGATGAAATGAGAAAATCCTTATTCGCTATGGCAAGTGCAAAAACAGATTTAGAGATTGCGCAAATGAATAAAGAAACTGCGGATGTTGCCAAATTGCTTGAATCCTACAAATTTGAAGAGATTGAAGCCATGAACAATGCTTCCAAGAAAAAAGCGGTTGATCAGTTAGACGCTATTCCAAATCAGATCATCGGGCTGGAGAAAGCAAAGGTTGATGTAGATGTGGCAGAGCAGGAGTTGTTAAAAGCCGATTTAGAGAGAAAGATTGAAGCCCTTGAAGATTTAATGGCGAAATCTGATGTGCGGATTGATGAAATGCGCAGCGAAGAAATGCATTGTCAGTTTGAAATGTCAGCTATCGCGCAGACCATGAATAACGAACTTTCAAGTAAGAAACGTGAGATCGAAAATCATAAATACGACCACGAACGGAAGTTGCAGGATGTTCGTTCATCAATCAAAAAAGCGCAGGATTCCATTGAAAGCAATAAGAAATCAATTTCTGAACAGACTCTTAAGAAAGCTGAACTTGCGAAAAGGTACAAAGAGGAAAAGGAAAAGAAGTTTGACGATTCCAAGTGGGTATTTGACGAATCCACAACGGTTTGCTCGTTATGCGGACAAAGATTGCCGGAAGATAAAATAGAGTCTTTAAGAGCCGATTTTTCGCAGAGAAAGGCGGATGCAATCGAAATATTTAATGAAGAACACGCGAAAACACTTGCTATGATTGTTGATGATAAAAATGCGTGTGCTGAAATGATTAAGAAACTGACCGAGAATAACAAGGAATTGGAAAACACAATTAACACCTTGAAACTTAATGAAGCGGAAGAAATTGATATTATCAAAGGATTTGATGAACAGATTTCTAAGATTCCGGATTCCGCTGATTATATGCAGAACGCGGAATATGCCAAGTTAAAGGCTGGACAGGATAAATTGCTTGCTGATATTGCAGAGTTAGAATCCAAGGGCAAAGATAAGGTGGCTGATTACGCAAAAGCAGATAAAGCAAAATTGAAGAGTCAGCTTGACGAAGTGAATAAGATTATCGCACAGTCTGAAAACAATGTTCGCATTGATGAACAGATTGCAGATATGCAACATAAACAGAGCGAGTATGGACAAGCAAAGGCAGATGCCGAGAGGATTCTTTATCAGCTCAAAGAAGTTTCAAAACGAAAGAATAAGTTACTTGTTGAGGAAATCAATCAGCATTTCGGTATTGTACGTTGGAAGTTGTTCGATTTCCAGAAGAACGGAGAATATAAGGAAGTTTGTATTCCTACGGTACTTGATGAAGAAACCGGCATTTATAAGGTATTCGGAGATACGACAAACACCGGCAGGGAAATTGAAGCGAAGATTGATATTTGCAACAGTTTTCAGAAGTTCTTTAATATGTATGTTCCGATTTTCCTTGATGGTGCTGAGAGCATCAATGACGAATATGTGCCGGTCGTTGATACCCAGCTAATTCTTCTGACGGTTTCCGAGGATAAGCAGTTGAAAGTGGAGGGTGTGTAGGATGAGTTACATTGAAATTTTTAAGTTTGATGAAAATGGAGATTCTGAAAGTTATGGAGAGGTAAGTAACGCATGGCTTGGTTCAATGCGAGTGTGGAACATTTTAGGGGAAAAGTATTGTGGTCATGGGGCATCATTATTTGACATGGGGCAGATGGAAGCAATTTGGAATCTTGTGGATGATAAATCTGTCACGTATGATGAAAAAATCGTCCTGTTTACCACATTCGATAAATACCTTGTTAAGAAAGAAGATATTCCCAAAGTTATTGATGCTTTCCGCAAGTTTGAGGGAAATACAAATCTTAATGAGCAGGCAGATGTGCTTGAAAGTTTGTATGAAGAACCGAATTGTATTGCGGTTGGATTCCATCAGAACAGTATAAGTTGCGAGCAGTGGTTTGACTATAACTGCATTGAAGACAAAGAACACTTTTGGCTATTTGATGAACTGAAAGAAAGCGAGGGTGCCGAATGTCAAGAGTTGGAATAAGCAACAACATCATACAGCCGGATGCACGGTGTATGTCGTGCAAGCGTTGGAAGAGTGCAACCAAGAGAGGGTTCTTTGATTTTGCAGAATCCGGACATTGTTCTCTTCCGTATTGCGAAAAAGACGCGAGAAATAAAGGAAAGAGAGGGTTTAGAAGATGAAACAGCAGATTACCGAGGAAATGAAAATCCAGAATGAATGGTACAAAGAAGCGAAAAAACAGACTGTGGAAACACTTCCGGAATTTGTAAGGCATTTAACAGAAGACTATTCGCATGATTATGGAACTATTTGCCACGCAGTTGCGGCAGCAGGAATAGCAGCCATGTACGCGGTTGACAATTCTCCGACAGGTGGAATTACCGGATTTCAAGCAGGATGCATTATGTGGAAGGTTATTAGAGAATGGAACTTTCAGAACAATAAGACAGGGTTGAAAATTCTTGATTATGACAATATTCTTTATCCGCAGTATAAAGCTTCTTTTATATCTATAAGTAGTGAAATTTGGGAATCTGTCAAGAAAGAAGCTCAAAACAAAATTAACCAGAATAACGATAAAGTGGAAAAATGGAAGGTTGCCCATGATAAATGGGTTGTTGATATGGAGAAGTTTAAAGTAGACGTTGTGGAATGGCAGAAACAGCATCCGGAATACCCGACATATGAGGACAATCCAAAATTCTATGAGCATCTTGGCTTTGGAACCGAGAAAGAATGGGATGAAGAAACCGAGAAACAGGAGAGCGGATTTATGTTTGCTCCAACGGAACCATGCAATCCAAGTGCTAGTCCAAATGTTATTACACATTGGCAATCTATTGTTAATGGAAACGTTCCATTTGGTTTGAAAATTGAGGAGGAATGATAAATGCAGTATATCAAAGCGAAATTCCCAAACAGCACAAGAAGCTACGTGTATCGCACCGAGGATAATGTAAAAGCCGGTGACACGGTTGTAAATGCCAAAGGTGCAAAGCTGACTGTTACGGATGAATCGGTGAATATGAAGTGGGTAGAAACCTACGGTGCTGATAAGATGGCGGTTGTGAAGAAATATGAAGCGCCGGAAAAACGGTACATTGTCGAGCGTGAGTTTGAACACGCAGGCTACAAATGTGTTGTCATATTTGGAAGTATCGGGCACAGATGCGGTTATGTCGGCATTCCAAAGAATCATCCGTTATACGGAAAGGATTACAGTGGTTACCTTGAAATCAAGAAAGCCGATGTCGGGGACAGAGAAGTAAGCGGAATTTTTCCTTTGCTTGGTGCTTGCCTGGATGAAGATGAAAGAATCCGAATTGAAGCATATTTTCAGTGTCACGGTGGCATTACATATGCAGGCGGTGGAGAGCATTCAAGTTATCCAATCGAGAGTGATTTGTGGTGGTTCGGATTTGATTGCGGTCATGCAGGAGATAGACCGGATTACGAGTATGCAATCAAGCAGTTTCCGAAACGCAGGGATGAACTTGAAAGAATTTTAGATATTCAAAATCAGTGTCATTATGATGGCGATGTTATTCGCACCGAAGAATACGTTGCGGAAGAGTGCAAGAAGTTAGCGGAGCAGTTAAAAGAATTTGAAGAAAGCGAGGAATAGATATGGTTATCAAAACAAAGAGATTTTATGTAAACAGTAAGTCATGCAAGGTGGAACTTAAAAAAGAGGGTGCTGATTACCTTGTGGTAGTTGACGGCAATGTGTATGCAAAGACTCCGAACGAATTGCATGCGGTGCAGAAATTTAATGAGATTTAAGAAAGCGAGGAATAGATATGATTAAATCAGATTTTGGAACAATAGAAGTAGACGGAAGAGAGCCGGTTATCATGGCTGAATTTGAAACTCTTTTAGTAGTATTAAGGAGAGTTCTCCGAGAGGAGAAATACAACCTTGTTTTGCAGAGAGCAAGCGAAGAGGAGCTGTCAAAGGATGGTAAAGAAATATCAAGAAACGACGAAGAAGAACGCATGGCAGAAGTTATCAAAGCTATTTTTAGTGAAATGGAGGATAAGTAATTATGGCAGAAAACAACAGTTTAGAGGTACAGAAAGTCAACACTGCGGTCAGCCAGTGGACTAATTCAATCACGAATCTTGTTACAAAAGATTTCGAGTTATGCGGTGTGCCGTATGATGATTATTCAAAGCAGTGCGCCATGTCAGCTATGACAAGCATTTATCATCTTGTTAAGGATAGCGATAAAATCAAGGATTTAAACGGACTTGATACATCGAATCTGCGAGAGGTTGTCGGTCAGTGCGCAAGCCTTAAACTCAATGCTAATGCAGTGCCGAGAGAGTGCTATTTCCAGCTTAGAACAAAGAAGTCCGGAGACAACTATGTGCAGGTTGTAGAAATGGGAATTGAGGGAGACGGCAACGATGCATTACTTCGTAACTATGGAGAAAATGTAGATACCGTATATCCTTGTTGGCTTGTTAAAGACGGTGACGAGTTTTCATATCCAAAGCATAAGGGTATCGAAATGACACCGCCGGAATGGGAAGAAATGGGACGATCACAGAAGGTTGTCCGTGTTGTTTATCCTCTGAAATTAAAGGACGGCACATTTCAGTATCTGATCGCAGAGAGAGACGGTGTAAAGGTTAATCTGTTTGCTCATGTGCGCAACAATCTGATGAATGAGACTTTCGGAATTTGTCAGAATCGTTACAAGGCATCAGCCGAGCAGTTGAGCAAAATCAAGGCTAAGAAAGAGGAGATTTTCGATGCTTTGAGAAAATGCGCAACCGTTGATGAAATGTTGGAATGTGAAGTTGCAAAGCCTTATATCAGCGCGGCATGGCTCGACACACCGGAATCTATGATTGTTCGCAAGATGCGTAACAATGCAATCAAGAAGTATCGCAAGGACTTTAACAGTATGGCAAAGCAGTCATTCAATCAGCTTGATGAAACCTATGTGCAGACGCAGGAAGAAATTGCAGAGAACGCCAATTCCGAACCGTTTGTCGTAACTGAATCCGAAGCAACCGAAAGTGCAGCAGTTGAGCCGGAGAAAGTAGCCGGAGAAGTCGTTGAGAATGACGAGAATGTACCGGACTTTATGAAAGATTAGGAGGTTGCCATGAGAGTTATATCACAGGACGGAGCACTTGATATTCCGTATGAGCAAGTAGTTATTCAGAGGTTTAATGGAGAAATCTATTTTTTGAACAAGAACCTTACAGGGATAGATGATCTTGTCAGTGACATTGTTATTGCTAAATACTCCACCGAAGAAAAAGCAAAGAAAGCCATGGAAGAATTGAGATATACCTATATGTGTCACAGCCTTGTAAAGATGGGGCAGACACCGCCAGATGGAATTGACGAAAATATTGACGAAAAACTCACTATGGGTTTGAGCGGAGTATTTCACTTTCCGGCAGAGGAAGAATTGGAGTAGGGTATGGATAATTTAACAAGATACACCGCAGACGATGAAGTACCGAATTGTGGACGATGTGAACACATCAATGATTCTAATGAATGGTGTATGCAAAATTGCGGCGGAGCAAATGGCTGGAGCGGCTATTTGAGATATGGAGAAAGCGAGGTGACAAAAGATTGAAACTTAGAGTTTTGGGTTCAAGCAGTTCCGGAAACTCATACGCCTTGATTTCAGACAGTGGCGAAATCCTTGCCATTGAAGCCGGATGCAAATTTCTTGATTTTAAGAAAATGATTGATTGGAAAATAGCAAATGTTTCCGGATGCATTGTGAGCCACGAACATGGAGACCATGCACGATACATAAAAGATTTCATGAAATCCGGCATTCCGGTTTATACGGCATTTGAAACACAGACCGCACTTGAAACCATTACAGGAGAGCGTACAATAGCCATTCCGCCACGCAGAGAGCGTCAAATCGGTAGTTTTACGGTAACACCATTCAATGTACCGCATGATACGGAAATCGAGTGCTACGGCTATTTAATCGAGCATGAGGAAATGGGTAAGCTGCTATTCTTGACCGATTTGGAATATTGCAAGTATGACTTTTCCGGTATGAAAGTTGAGCATATCATGGTCGAAGCCAATTATAGCATGGACTTGGTAGACCGGAATGAGCCTAACTATGAACACCGTCTACGAGGACACATGAGCCTTGATACGGCACTTAAATTTATTCAGACGAACGACAACCCAGCTTTACGAAATGTCGTTTTAATACACTTATCGGACACAAGCGGAGATCCCGCGTTATTCCTACAACGAACGAAAGAAGAAATTGAATACGGAGCAAATGTTTATGTTGCAGAAAAAGGGTTAGAGGTTGATATGAACATTTGTCCGTTCTGAAAGGAGAAAGCATGAAATTATACATTTACAGATTTTGGGGCGATAAATTTTCTTGTGGATAAGTAGACGTAGAAGAAAAGCCAAAAACGTATATCATTACTGAAGAATCCGAATTTGAATATAAAGGACAGAGAATCCGCAAGGACGAAATTGGTGTGTTAAGCGGTTGCAGCCGGGATAGGGTCATTCTGACGGAGAAAAACAAGAAAAAAGCTGTTGAAATGCTTATTAGCAGGCAGGGCGCTATTGTTGAGAGTTGCCGAGTACGTCTTGAATATGAAGAGAAAAAACTTGAGACCATCAAAGCGGAACTTGAAAAAGAATAATTAGGTTGAAACACCTTGGCGAAAGCCTAAAAGAAACTATCTTGTTTGGCGAATAGTTATCACAAACCTTATTGAAAGCCATGTTTTGGCGGTGCGTTTACCGCAGCGCCCTTACAAAAGATTGGAGGTAAAAATTGAAATTATGTGAATACTGTATGGCTGAATTTGAGCCGAAGCGACCAGATCAAAAATACTGTAGACCCAAATGTGCAAGAAGATACGCACAGTTTAAAAATTTTAAAAAGGCTGGAAGAACTGTGTATACAAGAATATGCCCGAAATGTGGCAGGCTGTTTATGACGATAGATGAACGCAAAGTTGATTGCCAAGACTGCATCGGCATTGACATTAAAGAACGATTGAGAAAGCCAAAGAAAAAGGATGATGCAATCAAGGCTGTGAATCATATGGCACGCGCCTCCGGAATGAGCTACGGAAAGTTTGTGGCTCAAATGAGCATGAAGCCATTGGAGAGGAAGTGATTGGATGGGATATAAACACGGATTATCAAATAAATGCGGTAGATTATATCCTCTGTGGAAAAGTATTAAATATCGTTGCTATTGCAAAACTTCTCGCGACTATAAAAATTACGGTGGAAGAGGGATTGCAATGTGTGATGAATGGAAGAATGATTTTCTAAGTTTCCACGATTGGGCAATCGCAAACGGGTATAAAGAGGAAAAGACGGATAAGGGATTGAACATTTTAACCATTGACAGAATTGATGTTAATGGGAATTACGAGCCTAGCAATTGCAGGTTTGTAACAAATGCAGAACAAGCTAAAAACAAAAGAAATAGCATTCCTTTAGAGGAAAAATTTTTAAAATGTCCTGTTTGCGGAAAGCAATTTGTGAAAAAGCAGAGAAATGGGCAAAAAACATGTAGCAATCGCTGCGGAAGGATTCTTTATTGCAGAGAGCATCCAAACACAAAAGACTATATGAAAATATGTCCTATTTGCAATAAATCATTTAACGCCAAAAGAGGTGGTCATTACAATGACGCGGTTTATTGCAGTAAAAAATGTAAAGATTTATCGGGTTCGCCTGTTTGGGAGCACAACGGACAAACCCATAGGGTTGTTGAGTGGGCTGAAATAGTAGGTATAAATGCACATTGCTTATTACATAGAAAGGATATGGGTTGGACTATCGAAGAGATATTAACAACGCCATTGAGAGGTAGAAGAAAATGCCGAATGTAAATTATAAGCAGCTATATGCAATAAAAAAGAACAACGAGAAACGGATATTAAGCATTTGTCCGGAAATGAAAAATCAGAGCGGAATTTATTTCTACACAAGGACTGATGAAAACGGTATATCTTACTTTTATATCGGTCAGAGCGTTGACTGCCTAGAGAGAAATATTTCACATTTATCCGGTTTTCAGCACATAGATCTTTCGATTAAAAAAAGAGGATTTTATAGTGAAGAAAATCCGTATGGGTGGAAATTGGATTTTATCCATTATCCGAGAGAGAAGCTTGATGAAATGGAACAATATTGGATTTTGGAATATACAAAGAAAGGTTATCAATGCCGTTACAACAAAACGGCTGGCGGTCAAGGCGCAGGAAAAGAAAAGATAAACGAATTTAAACCAGCAAAAGGCTATTATGACGGCATTAAGCAGGGCAAAAAGAGCCTTGCCAAGGAATTATCGCATATAGCTGAAAAGCACCTTGAAATCCGTTTAAAGCCGGAGAAACAGGGCAACAAAGTTTCTGAAAAACAGCATGAGAAGTTTATGGCTTTGATTTCTGAAAGTACATATGAGGAGAGTGATTAAATGGCAGAAGTCAAGTGGATTAAAATCACAACAGATGTTTTTGATGATGAAAAGATTCTGCTGATTGAGAGTATGCCGAGTGCGGATAGCATCATTACGATTTGGTTCAAACTTCTTATTCTTGCCGGAAAACAGAATAACAACGGTGTGTTTGTGATGAGCAATAAGCTACCATTCACAGATGAAATGCTTGCCACCATTTTTCGCAGAGATTTGAACACGGTAAGGCTTGCGCTTAAGACATTTGAAGAGTTTGGAATGATTGAAGTTGTTGACAACGTGATAACGATTCCGAATTGGAATAAGCATCAAACGCTTGACGCTTATGAGAAGAAAAAGGAACGTGACAGGCTATATCAGCAGAACCGGAGAAAGAAGCAGAAGAACCTGATTGAGCAAAAATCGCCCGATAAATCGTCTGATGTCGCTGTTTCAGATAAAGAAGAAGAAAAAGAAGAAGATAAAGAGAAAGAAAATATAAAAGAAAATTCGCTGTCGACCGATTCCGGAGATTTGTTTGATTTTGACGATGCATGGAAAAAGACTTTTAGCATATACCCCAAGAAAACAGCGTACAGTACCTCTAAAACGGCTTGGATGGATAAAGTGCTAGAAGTTATCGAAGAGAACCAACCAGACATTGCACGGCTGTTATACAAAGCCACAGAAGCATATTTGAGTGACTATCAAGAAAAGAATCCAGACGATACGGATTTTCGGTACATTCCAAAATATGTTGATTGGCTGAAAAATGATTGCGACTATTGGTTGCAGATTGCAGAGAAACGAGGTGATTGCAGTTGACAGAAGCAGAGCTTGGAGTGATCGGGTGTGTATTGATTGACAATGATGTGTTAAATAGCATCTGGCGGACGCTGAAACCGGAAATGTTTAGTTCGGATTTCGCACAGGACACATACAAGGAAATGCTTGCCATGTATGACCGGAATGAAAGCATTGATCCAATGTCTTTATCAATGGCACTTGAGAACCACAAATACACCCAGGAACAGATTAGCGAATTGATGAAATCTTGTATTACCGAAACAATCACTTCAACTATGGTTAAAAGCTATGCCGATGCGGTTGCGAAAGAATACAAAGTAAGAACGGTTCGTGACATGTATCAGAAATCCAGCTTAAAACCATGCGACATTGATGATACAATCAGCGATCTTCTTACGAGACTTGAGCATTTGCAAGAGGGAAAAGAAGTAAAGTTAAAACCAATTAAGCAGATTTCAGTTGAGAATAAAGACAAATATTTCAACGAAAGTGTTGGAGAGGGCGGTATAAAAATCGGGTTATCGCAACTTGATGATGCGCTTGGAGACCTTGAACGCGGTGATGTAACAGTAATTGCCGCAAGACCGGCAGTAGGAAAATCCGCACTCACAACGCAGATTATTGGGAATATGGCAAAAAAAGGACTTAAAGTCGCATATTTCAACTTAGAGATGAGCGACAAACAGGTGTATGAGCGATTTATTTCAAGGCTTGCGGAAATCGGCTTAACGAGAATCAGAAGGGCAAAAGCATTTCTTGGCGATGAACAGGAAAAATTTAACCAAGCGAATGAAGAAATGATTGATTATCAATTATGGATTGCATCCGGTACTGTATCTCCGAGAGAGATAAAGTCAGAATGCAGACACCAAAACTTTGATGTTATCGTTGTTGACTATCTGCAGTTGCTTATGCCGGATAACAGATATTCCGGAAGAAACGAAGAAGTAGCATCAATTTCAAGAGGTTTGAAATCTGTTGCAAGAGACTTAAATACACATGTAATAGCACTTTCACAGATAACAAGAGCTTCCGAAAGCAGAGACACAAAAGAACCTACCATGGCAGAGTTGAGGGAATCCGGGGCAATCGAACAGGATGCGTCAAACATAATTATGCTGTGGAATCTATCAGACAATGACAAGGGAGCCAAGGGTGTAAAAATCGAAAAGAACAGGCAGGGAATGACAATGCGCGAAGCAATGGAGTTTGATGGAGATCACATGAAATTCGTTGAAATCAGCAAGCCGTTTGATGATGTTGTTGCGGAAATCAAAAAGAAAGAACGTGGGGACGGATTCAAGCCATACAATGGCGATTGTCCGTTTTAGAGGTAGCGGCTATGGCAAGTGCAAAGATCGAAAAGGGTTCGGAAGAATGGCAAGTATTTATGGATTATTGGCAATTCATTCAGAAATACTATTCACCGGACAACACTGATTCTTGGTGGGATGAAGTTGTAAAAGCCGGAGAATCATTGATAAACAAATACAAAGGCATGGAGATTGAAGAGCGTGCAAGACAGCTTGTATTGAGCCATTTTGCATGGTTGGAAATCACATACAGAAAGGAGAAATCAAAGAAATGAGCAATGCGTTGAGACGGAATAAAAAGCCGGCATTTTACACAAAACAGGAAATGCGGATTATCGGGCGAAATGATTTTGAAAAGAGAAATGCTGATAAGGTTATATCAAAATCGTACAAAGATTTTGTCGTGATTGGGTACATAATTCTGCATGACAAATTCGGATTCGGACAGACAAGAATCATCCGGTTGCAGGATTTTTTGAAATCCTACTTAGATGAAGCAGCATCCGGTGGAAATACCGGAAAGGACTTGTCTGTTTACCTGAAAAGTAAATACGGAATCGACATCAAAGAAGAAGTCGGAAAAATTCCACAGAGACAGTTAATGAACCTGTATGCAAAGAAAGGTTTCTGTATCGAGCGTGAAGCCTACAGACTTTCCAGTGCATCTTTGTTTAACTATTTTGCACTGACACTTACGATTCTGAAAAAGGAGTTTAAGATAACAGCGAAACAGTTGCAGTATTTCACGGACAAATTTATTGACTACATCGACACATTGGCTAATTACAAGCAGTTTCAGTTAACGGTGCCGATGATAGCGCATAGTTTGGCTGATGAGATTAAGTTTGTATGTGATTTGGAGGTGTAAAGATGTTGAATAAAGAAAAATATGCGAATAAGATTATAGAACTTGCGGCAAACGCAGAGGTGTTTGTATTAAAAAATGGAGAACCTGCACTTTGCAGAGAAACTAAATGTGAAGATTGTGATTTTAATAAATTAAAATCGTGCAAATGTAGTGAGTATAAATTTAGAGAATGGCTTAATTCGGAGTATGTTGAGCCACCTGTTGATTGGAGCAAGGTTGCAGTCGATACGCCGATTTTGGTAAGAGATAGCGAAGAAGATGCGTGGAGAAAAAGACATTTTGCAAAATACGAGAACGGAATAGTGTACACATGGAGTGGAGGAACAACACATTGGAGCGTTCACAGAGGTAACAATATAAGAGGTTGGAAAATGGCAAAGCTGGCAGAAAGCGAGGAATAATATGACAGAAAGTGAAGCAATTAAGATATTGAAGAAAGACAGTTGTTATGAATGCGCACAAGGCACAGACAGCCCGCTTAATTGTGAATATGGGGAATGCAGAGTTGCGAAAGCTACTAGAGTAGCAATCAAGTCACTGGAAGAAGTTCAACAGTACCGGGAAATTGGCACGCCGGAAGAATGTCGGGCGGCGGCGGTTAAGCAGACGGCAAAGAAACCTATATTTAACCACAACCTTAGCGACACGCTTTCAAAATTCCGTTGTGAATGCGGAAACACAATTAAAGTCAGTCACGATACAGGAATAATGGATAACAACAATGCTCCAAATTACTGTAGTAAGTGCGGTCAAAAATTAGATTGGAGTGATGAAGAATGATGTTTCAATCGTACATAAATTTCTTTCTACTAATACTTATAGCCGTTAGGTTAGATATTCTAACAAAATTTGGAGTTAATCTTTTTTGCGTTCTGTCAGTTGTAGGGATGATTGGGCATGAGGTTTTTGATTATTTGAAGAAAGGAGATAAAAAACGATGAGTCTGATTGATGCAAATGCACTAAAAGAATATTGCATGCGTGCGAGTAAATCTGATGATGATTTTAGGAGAGTAAGTTTGGCAACATTGGCGAGCGTGATAGATGTACAGCCAACCGCCTATGATGTAGACAAGGTTGTAGAACAGTTGGAGGAATATCGCGAAGAGATGGAGCAGTTTAAGTGCGGCGGAATGTTGTCAGATATGATCGAGGTTGTAAAGGCAGGTGGGGTCGAGTGACAAGCACAGAATTATGCAAAATGTGTACAGAGTATTCCATTCACTCAAAATGTGAGTACAGAAAAACGTGTAAATTACAGAAGATTTTGAAAGAAAACAAAGATCTGAAAGCAAAAAATAGAGAACTTAAAGCGAAAGTTGAAGAGTTAGAAGTTGAAAAATCATGGCGTGATTTTCCAGACATGATGGGAAAGTAGGTGGAGTGAATGAAATGGAAGAATAAAGCAGTAACAAAAATAACAGGTATTTCGTTAAACTCAAGCGTCAGAGAACTTGCAATGGCGATAAATCATAATGCAGAAGTTTTGAGAGAAGCCGTACAGAAGATAGAAGAATTGAGCGATAAAGTTGATCGACTAAAGGAAGGTGGCGCAGATGACAATTAAACCGATTTTATTCAATACAGAAATGGTTCGGGCGATTCTGGACGGGAGAAAGACCGTGACAAGGCGATTAGTTAAATTCCTTTCGAGAAAAAATCCAAATTGGACAGGGTATGTTAAGGATGGATTGATGCTTTATAACGGAAGGAATGAGCCGTGTATTAAAAAAGCACCATATCAGCCTGGCGACATATTGTACGTGAGAGAATCGTATTCGGAATTGTCCTTTGGATATGTATATAAGGCAGACGGGGAGAATATTGACCATCTTGGAAATGTGATAAAGTGGCACCCGTCCATCCACATGCCGAAAGAAGCCGCACGCATCTGGCTTAAGGTTACGAATGTGAGAGTGGAGCGGTTGCAGGAGATAACAGAAGATCAAACAGAAGAAGAAGGCTTCTTGTTTACGCCGCCATGTTTGCATATGACAGGAGAAAATTACTGTGACATAGACGGGCCATGCACAAGCGAGATTAAATACTGTGATATGGGTGCAGGGGAATTGTTTGGAAAAGTGTTGTGGAACAGTACCATCAAAAAATCTGACTTGACGCGCTATGGCTGGGATGCGAATCCGTGGGTGTGGGTTATCGAGTTTGAGCGGTGTGAAAAACCGGAAGGAGTGTGAGGTATGAGTAAAAGCAGAGCTAGTAAAATGAACGGCTATCGTAGCATGGTAAGCCGTCAGAAAAATGATGTTTTTAAGTTTAAGCCTAAGAAGAAAAAGAAAGGGTGATTCAGAATGAATTTGCTTGAACACTATGTAACAAACATAACTCACGAAGAACCAATCGAAAAGAACGGAATGTTATTTTTCAAGGTTGTATGTGATGTTGATTGCTATGGTAACAAAGAGATTCAGAAAGAAGTTTTGCTTTCAGAAGATGATTATGCAGAAGCTAAAAGTAAGGGCTATTATTTAGCCTAAAAAGAAAGGGTGATGTAGAATGAAGATTTTAAGTAAGAAAAAATATAATCAGTTACTTCAAGAAGTATCTAACAAAGACAATAAAATTTCTGAACTTACTGTAGAAAATGCAATGCTAAAAGAAGAGCTTGAAGATAAAAAGACAAGTTGCAAGGCAAATGTTGGCAAAGAATTTTGTAATGCTTGCAAAAATTCTTACAGTTATAGGAAAAATAGTGGGCTTGTTGCCATTAACTATGTAGGTTGCTTACTTGATGTGACTTGTGAGAAATTTGAAAAGAAATAACTAACTAAAAAATTAAAGAAAGGAATAGGTCGTCGCGACATAAAACCGAGGTTTCCTTTTGGTAGATTTTATGAATTTTGAAAATTATTCTTGTGATAATCAAATGAGCATATTTGACTTCACAAGAGAACCAATTAGCATAACAAAGCCTATCCGATTGATAGAATTATTTGCTGGATATGGTTCGCAGGCTATGGCGTTAAAGAGAATAGGTGCAAAATTTGAACATTACAGAGTTGTGGAGTTTGATAAGTACGCTATTGAAAGCTATAACGCAGCGCATGGCACAGATTTTCCCACAATGGACATAACAAAGGTTCATGCAGAAGATTTGAATATCTGCGGCACAGAAACCTTTACTTACTTACTCACTTACTCGTTCCCTTGTACGGATTTATCAGTTGCCGGGAAACAAGCTGGGATGTCTAAGGGAAGCGGTACAAGAAGCGGTCTGTTGTGGGAAGTTGAGAGAATACTAACAGAAATTAGAGGTAGTAACGGAGAATTACCACAGATCTTGTTCATGGAGAACGTGCCACAAGTACACGGCAAGAAAAACATCAACGATTTTGAGAAGTGGTTGGGTTTCCTGGAAAGTTTAGGGTACACAAATTATTGGCAAGATTTGAATTCTAAAAATTATGGAGTGGCGCAGAACAGAAACAGATGCTTTATGTTTTCATTCCTTGGCAATTACTCATATGATTTTCCACAGCCTATACCACTCAAAAAGAAGTTGAAAGACTATCTTGAGGATAATGTAGATGAAAAGTATTACATCAACAATGAAAAGGCTGACAAGCTGATAAAACAGCTTATTGGCAACGGCACATTGCCACAACACAATCTTAACAGACAGACAGACAGACTTGCGTTGACGGAACAATCAATAAGCCGCAGCAAAGAGAAGTTGCAAACTGTATCAAAGCAAAATGCGACTGCGGAATATCAAACTTGCGGTCAGACGGAAACTTGGTTGTTAAAGGATATGGGAGAGACGGCAGACAAACAGATTGATGTAGCCGTAACTCTTAGGGCAAGAGATTATAAAGGCCTTGATAATTATGGAAGCAATGGAGTGATTGAATGGAAAAATTAACAGACGCTATCGGAATAGTGCTTTTTGAAAGTGAAAAATTCGGTGGCGAAAAGGTACTTAGGGGGGGGGATTTGTCCTACTCTAAGAGCCAATAAAACAAGTAGTGGAGTGATTGAAGTAATGGCAGATGTAAAGGTAATAGGACAAATGGATAACACAATAGTTGCTATGCGTGGCAGAAATCCCGATAATCCGTCAGATAGAACTGTGGGAAGCCCGACAGAGCAGAGATTAGAAGTAAATATGCAAGGTACAAGTAATTGCTTAACGAGTGTGCAGAAAGACAATTTGGTGCTTGAAAACGTAAAAATTAGACAAGCCACAAAGGACGGCTCTATTGAATGCGAAATAGGCGGTTGCTTTGACGCAAGCTATCCTAACAGCAAAACAAGAAGAGGAGGGGTACAAGACAAAGGCAATACTTGCCCTACATTAACCGCGCAAAACCAAGAAGTTGTTAGAATTGAAAAGGTCGGTCAAATATCAAGTAATGGATCCCAATGCGGTACAGTTGTTTCTGATAACGGCATATCTGCTAATCTTGTAGCTGGCACACGCGGATATGCAAATAGCCATATTGCTACACAATATCGTATCAGAAAGCTAACACCGAGAGAGTGCGGACGGCTGATGGGTGTATCTGATGAAGATATTGAAAAAATGGCAGCAGTCAACAGTAATACGCAGTTGTATAAGCAATTCGGAAACAGTATTGTTGTAGATGTTATGTGTTCTATGTTTAAAAACTTAAATATCAATCAATAAAATAAGGAGAAATGGCTTATGAAATTTACAAAATTCATTAAGCCAGAACTTGAACAAATCAAAGAAAATGCCAATTTCACGGAAGAAGAGGAGAGGATTTTCTCTCTTCTCTGCCGTGGTTTTTCACAAAAGCAAATATCCACAAAAGAAAATCTATCACTAAGAACGATAGAGTACAGAGTGAGAGATATAAAGGACAAAATAGAAAGAACGGGGGTATTTGATTGGATGAAAAAGAACTGTTGAAATATGCCGTTGATAGTGGCATACTAGACATAGCACTTGTGCAGAAACAAGTCACTATGCAAAAGAGAGAAAAATTACTCAAAAAAAACCCTTATAAAATCTATCAAGGAAAGGATGAGAACTGGTACTCATATCTGCCGGATGAAGTAAAAGGCAGACGTAAAATTAAGGCAAAGCGCAGAGAAGCGGTCGAGCAGAAAATCATTGACTATTGGAAAGAGAGGGAGGATGATCCTACAGTAGAGGAAATCTTCAACCGTTGGATTTCGCAAAAGCTGGAACTTGAAGAAATCAGCAGGGCAACCTATGACAGATACTTAATGGACTTTCAGAGGTACTTTGACGGTATCAAGGATAAGAGAATCAAAGGGATAGACGAATGCGAGCTTGAAACGTTTATACGGAACAGCATCCATGATTTCAACATGACTTCCAAGGCATTCTCGAACTTCCGGACTCTGATATACGGAATCTTTAAGTATGCCAAGCGGAAGAAGTATGTCAAGTTTTCCATTACATACACGCTGAAAGACATGGATATATCGCCAAAAGCGTTTAAGCACGTAGTCCGACAGGCAAAAGACCAAGTATATATGCCGGATGAAAAGGAACGCATGGAGATGTACTTAAGGAATCACTTGGATATCGTAAACCTTGGGTTGCTATTCATGTTTAAGACAGGAGTACGTGTCGGGGAATTGTCGGCATTAAAGCGAAAAGATGTTGAAAACTACACGGTTGCTATCAATTCTACAGAGACACGCTATCGTGATGATGACGGTTTTCACTATGAGGTCAAAGATTTTCCGAAATCAGAAGCCGGATTGCGATTTGCCATACTTCCAGATAAGTATAAATGGATTCTTGATGAAGTACGAAAGAGAAATCCCTTCGGGGAATATCTATTTGAGAGAGAAGGAGAACGTTTGAAATCCTACAACTTTCGTGAACGTTTGCGGTATATCTGCGAACATGAACTGCGAATGAAAGTGAAATCTCCGCACAAAATCCGTAAAACATATGGAAGTATTCTTCTTGACGGAAAAGTGAAAGAGTCCACAATCCTTGATACTATGGGGCATACAGACATTAGTTGCACAAAAGATCATTATTATTTTGACCGCACAGGAATTGAGGAAAAGAGACAGGAACTTGGCTTAATCGAAGCATTATGAGCCCCTAGTACTCAAAGGTACTCAAAGAAAAATTGAAAGAATGGCTATTTTAAGCCATTTCAAGGCAATTACTTTAGGGTTCGATTCCCGTACGGACTGTTTTAAAAGTCGCATAAACACTGTGTTTGCGGCGTCTTAAAAAACTTTGGTACTCAAAATGGTACTCAAAAACTGAACACAAAAGAAAGGAGTCTGCACAAGTGCCTTAGATTCTTTTCTGAAAATGGTAGACTTGGAACGCTATGGCGTTCTTTTTTTTATGCGGTTTTTCTGCTTATTTTTTGCGGAAGAACCGTATTTTTTTATGCAAAAATATAAGCATAGGAGGGATGCGGAATGTTATTTACGGATGAAATTCTTGAAAAAATCTTAACAAGAGAAGATGTGTCAAAGGTTCCGCTTGTGTATCAGTCAGCGATGATTCACGCAATCAAGGAAGTATTGGAGGAAGAGAATGTATCAGATGCAAAATCAGAATATGGCATTTAACCCAAACCCAAGCTATGCCGCATATCAGTACAACCCAATGCAGAGGTTTCAACAGCCAGAGCCACAGATTCCGCAGATGCAACCGCAGTTTCTTGGAATCCAAGGAAAAGTAGTACAGTCGGAATCGGCAATTATGGCAAATGATGTGCCTATGGATGGAAGCGTTGCGTTTTTTCCAATGCAGGACATGAGCGCAATCGTAGCAAAACAATGGGATGCCAACGGAACAATCAGAAAGACCGTTTACAAGCCTTTTAATGAGCAGATGGCAGATTCTTCAAGCGATGATAAAAGAATTGAAATAGGGCTATCTGATGATGCGACAAAGGCTATTACTGACAAATTAGATTGCTTGTTTGGAAAGATGGAAGAGTTGGAAGATAAGTTATCTTCGCAAACGCAAAGAAAATCTTCACGAACACAAAAGGAGAGTGAGTCTTAATGAATCCTATGCAGATGTTACAGGGAATGAGAAACCCACAGCAGTTTTTACAACAAATGATGGGGAATAACAGCGTAATGAGCAACCCTATGGCTCGCAATGCTATGCAGATGGCACAGAAGGGAGATTCCAAGGGCATCGAGCAGATGGCTAGGAATTTGTGCAAAGAAAAGGGGATTGATGCAGACAAGGCTTTTGAGTCGTTTAAAAGTCAATTAGGAATGTGATACTAATTCTTGCAAGATTATGTATATAAAAAATGAATTATGGAGGTAAATTCTATGTTTAACACAGGTAATTGCGCATCCGTTCCGCTCGTAGCAAACATTGACGGAAACGGAAATAACAATGGATGGGGCGCAGAAGGCTCATGGTTATGGTTCATTATCGTTATCTTTGCCATCTTTGGATGGGGTGGATTCGGTAACGGATTCGGAGGAAACGGAATGAATGGTGGTGTCGGAAGCGAAATCCAGCGCGGATTTGATAATCAGGCGGTTGTGTCAAAACTTGATGGCATTACAAACGGACTTTGTGACGGATTCTATGCAGTGCAAACCGGCATGAACGGCATCAACACAAACATTTTGCAGACAGGATTCGGCATTCAGCAGGCTATCAATGCTGATACAGTCGCTAATATGCAGAATACAAACGCATTACAGTCACAGCTTGCTAACTGTTGCTGCGAAACAAGAGAAGCTATCCAGGGCGTAAACTACAACATGGCAACTAACACTTGCGCGTTGCAGAACACCATGAACAGCAACACGAGAGACATTATCGACAGTCAGAACGCAGGAACACGCGCTATCCTTGATTATCTCTGCAATGAGAAAATTTCTAGCTTACAGGCAGAGAATAGCGACCTTCGCAGAGCGGCTTCACAGGATCGTCAGAGTGCATTACTTACAACTCAGATGGCAGCTCAGACACAGCAGATTATCAATGCAGTAAATCCGGCTGCAATCCCGGCATATGTCGTACCTAACCCAAATGCTTATGCATATGGATGTGGATGCAACGCCGGTTGTAACTGCTAAAACTAAATAATTGAGTATCTTAATTGAGTTTAACTCAATCATGTCTGCTATGCAGTATTACTTATAACCAAAGGGCAGACTATAATGTTTGCCCTTATTTTGTGAAAGAGAGGTAAAAATAATGGAAGTAACAGGAATTGCATTACAAACCGTTGCTGCTGGAGAAGATGTTGCATTTACAGAAACAGCAGTAAACGGAACAAAATGTATCGTACACAGACAGGGAAGCGGAATTATCAAGCTAAGAGGTATCACAAATCAGTGCAAGGCTAGATTCCTTGTATCGTATTCCGGCAACATTCAGATTCCGACAGGCGGCACAGTTGGAGAGATTTCACTTGCAATCGCGGTTGATGGAGAGCCTTTGCAGTCAACAAAGATGATCGTAACGCCAGCCGCAGTTGAGAACTTCTTTAATGTATCAGCACAGGCATACGTTGATGTGCCTTGCGGTTGTTGCAGTACCGTAGCCGTGCAGAATACGTCCACGCAGGCTATCGAGGTTCAGAACAGTAATTTGATTGCAGTAAGGGAGGCTTGATATTATGCATAAATTTGCGAAACAGATTATGGATTGCGTGAAAGCCCACGTTGACGGCATTGGAATTGAGAATTTTGAAGGTCAAAACCTTGATGATCTCAAGGATTGGACGGAGATTGCAAAGAACATCGTATGCTTTGACAAAGACTATAACATTGTTGAGGCCATGAAAAAGTCTGAAGATGAAGAAATCATGCGCATGGCGGAAGAATTTGGGGATTATCCGGGAAGAAGATACTACAATGAGTACCGGTACTCAAATGGAAGATTCGCACCGAAAGGGCGTGGAACACGCAGAGGATATGTAGAACCACCATATTATCATCAGATGCCGGAAGATTACCACGAATGGGAGAGTATGCCGGAATACGACCGAATGAGAGACCTTGACCGAATGAGTATGGGAAAGATGTATTATTCAGAGCCTATGAGCGGAAATAACGGCATGAGTACCGGTACTCACGATGCAAGAGAGGGCAGAGCCGGTATGAGTCGGAGAAGTTACATGGAGACAAAGGAAATGCATAACGGAAATTCGCCGGAAGATAAGGACGCAAAGATGAAAGAGCTTGAAAAGTACATGAAATCTCTTTCGGAAGATGTGACCGAACTGTTTTCCGGTATGTCTCCAGAAGAGAAACAACTGACTAAGACAAAGCTGACTACGCTTGTCACGAAAATGTAATAGAGAGGGCATTTTGCCCTCTTTGTTTGTGAGGTGGTAAATTGTTCACGATAAACAATGAAATGTGGAATTTGGTCAAAGTATCGCGTTATAGCGATATGCTACAGAGAAGTGATGGAAGCAGGACAGTAGGCATGACCGACAGAGACACGCAAACGATATATCTTGCGGATGATTTGCGCGGAAGGTTCCTTGACCGTGTGTTATGCCACGAATTATGTCATGCGTTCTGCCTTTCGTACAATGTATACATGGATATTGATACCGAGGAAATTGTAGCAGACTTCTTGGCTACATACGGAAGAGAAGTATTTGAAATAGCAGACAGACTATTGATTGAACTTATGGAGGTTGCATAATGGATAAAATTTCAGAACTCTTACAGTACGTGCACCGGACGAATCCGGAAATGACTAGGGAAAGGCTGATAGAAGAGTTGAGCAAAAGTGATTATGCTGCGCGGTCTTTGATTTTTACGAAAGAAAACATCGTTGCGCTAGGGCAAAAATAAATCCGGCGGTTTGAATTGCCGCCGGAATTGTATCAGACTTTCGGAATGTAAGAACCTTTCATTATTTCTATAGCGAGTTTCGCGCCTTCCGTCATGTAAAAATCATTATTCTTTGCACAGCAACTAAAAAGCAGTTCCTCGAACTCTGAATATAAATTTTCACTTAATAACCCTTTCAGCTTCTCTGTTAAGGGTGAGAAGTATTCAACAAAGGCATTTCCGGTTTCATTGTCAAGCTGACTTGAACATACAATTTTGATAAATTCATCCATTTTAGTAGTCTCCTTCTTCTGTTAATAAATAGTTGATATATCCTGTCGCAAGTCTGGCAAGGCTTTTACTGCCATCCAACAAATCCAATTTGTACTCTGGTCTATATCCAAACCTCTGCACATAGAACTTTTCTTCAAGTTCTAAGTCGTAAATGTCAGATAGCTCCACGAGAATCTTGTGATATAAAAATTTTCTCGTCCACCCAAACTGTTCCATGATAATTTTTAATTTCCAATTATTTTTTCTGAACCACGCTCCGCGTGATGCGTCCAATTGCTGTTTTGCAATGTAACAATCTGCAAATGGGTCATCATTTTTCGGCAATGCCGCCTGTGATTTCTTTATGGCTTTCTCCATGTCGGTAAAACGTTTCACGTATCGGGCAGTAAATACGATGCCTTTTTCTCCGTTGAATTTGTTCGCAAGAAAATCACATCCTAACTTGGTTACTTTGTAGCACTTGTTTTCTTTTCCGGATTCATCTTTGTAGGTAGATGGAATGAAATAATCACTCGCACCTAAATTGTGGTGAGTCAAAATTTCAATGATTCCTTCAGTATGTTTTCCCTTTACATCCTGTCCTTCCAATTTTCTTAAAACTCTGTCGTGACGCATTTCCATCATTTCTGCAATCTCTAAAGTAGTGATGGTTTGTTCTATTTGTGCCATATTTGTGCCCCTTTCTGTAACTTATCAATTACTGTTGTAACTCTTTAATTACATTATACGGTTTATTTTGTGATTGTCAAGTATTGTTTGTAATTAAATAATTGAATAATAAATTTATTTATGATATTATTGAAACACGTCAAGAGAGAGGAGGCGGTACATTGTTTGCAAAAATCGTAAAACATACGCTTATTGAAAAGGAATTAAGAGTGACCGATCTAGCAAGACTTATTGACACCAGCTCACAAAATCTTTCGCAAAAAATGAAACGTGACAACTTTTCAGAAAAGGAAATGCGGCAGATTGCGGATGCATTGGGGCTTGATTTAGAAATTGCAATGAAAGAGAAGAAATAAGAAAACCCGCCAGTTAGGCGGGTTTTTGATGAAAGAAATTTTTTCCCGCGCCCCAAAAAATATTTCGTAATTTTTTTGTACCCCCCTGGGGTAGCGTTTTTGGGGTCAAGATTCCATTTTCACGGATTCTCAAAAACGTGTAACGAACGTGCAATTATCTGCGATATCCCGCAAACAGCACAAATACACTATATGTTATGCCATATATAGATAATTCATTGATGATATTTGATGATATTGCCGATCACAGGCAAACGCCAGAAGACGCCTGCCCGGCTATAGTTACAATCTAGCATAGACCGCATTTTACCACTTGTCAAGATAGTTTTTCCCATCGTACCGGCTGTAAGTGCGCGTTATGTTTTCCGGCTTTTGCGTGATCTGCAACCAATCACCGCCACGCTGGGCTGTTATTTTGATTTTTGCAGATTCCACCCATTCCACGCCTTCAAACTTTGAGTAGCCGCACGTTTTTCCTGATATTTCCAGATAGCCAAGGGCAGACACCCGGCGCATGATTTCCCTTTTTCCGATATACTCATATTTTCCCATCTTTCCCACCTCCTTGTGTTACGTTTATTTGTCAATTTGCGCATGGAAACCGATTTCCATGTAGTCCGCGCTCCCGGAATCGAACCGGAACGGATGCACCAAACACGCGAAAAAGGCGGAATGGTACCGCCTAATTATCCAAAAGGTATTTCACGGCTTCCTTTTCCTGCTCCGACAAATACCAATATTTACCCATATCCCTTATATATGGCTTATCTGTATTTACTTTGTAAACGCGCGAATCTTCCCGAATGCATCCGGTAATCATTTCGCACCAAATAGCAGCACCTTTTTTGTAAAAGCGTGTAACAGTATGTGCGCCGGAATCGTGGCGCGTTGTGAAAACGGTATGCCTTTCAATATCTTTTTGCTTTTCGCGCGCCTGGATAACTGCACCGCGCACAAGTTCGCTATAACTTCTCATGTTTCTACCTCTTTTCCTTTTATTTACTCATTTTTGAGTAAAAACCGCCGCCGGTAGTGATCCGGCGCGCATTCTCTGCGGCGGTTGGTTAATAAATAAATATGGCGGTATAAAATCCGCGGCATTCTGTTACATGATTTTTACATAGCTTTTTAATATCACTTATAGCCGCGTATGTCTCTTTCGGCGGGTACTGTCCTTCATAGTCTGTGATTATACGCAATGCCGGAACGTTTTCACCGGATCCGTTGCGGTTGTAAACCGTGATAAATTCTGCATTATATCCAGATGCAGACAACTTTTTCTGTAATCTTTTCAGCTTTTCCATGACCATAATTCCTCCATATTCTAAAATTTCCCGAGTATTCCGGTTGTGCCCTGTCTCATCAGTGCAGGTGGGGCAGTTCCTGCAGACCGCCGGGTGGCGGTTTCGACTATTCGCAAATTCTGCGGAAAATTTCAATTGTGAGCTTTGCGGCGGCTCTTTTTCTGTCGGACGTGTAGCCGTGGCGTTTGCTCTTTATGGCTTTTTCTGCTTGTTCAAGGTTTCCAACTCCCCATGATGCCGCTTTATCAAGTTTTTCCCATTCATCCGGTGCAACTTTTACGGCTTTAAGCGTTGCCGTGTTAATTTCGTAATTATCTTTGTCTTCTGGGCGTAAATCTTCACAAACCGGAATATATTCATGCGTTCCCATGTTTTCACCGATATTCCAGACGAAAAAGCCAACCGGGATTTTTTCCACGATTTCAAAAATATCTGTTTTTTCACAAAGTGTAGAAGTGCTATAAATTTTGTTGTTATCAATTTTAAATTTTGTCATGTTATTTTCCTCGCTTTCTGTGCTTCATTTGATGCTTGTATTATACAGAAATTAAGCACTAAAGTATATAGGCAAAACATACAAAATTAAGCACTAATATCATATTAGAAATTATGCATTATTATTAAGCACTAATTAAGTATTGACAATTAAGCACTAACTATATATAATGTAAGAAAAAATACGGAGGTGCAGAAAGATGGACGAAAACACAAAAGCGGAAAAGAACAGGCAAGCGGTAAAGAAATGCATGAGCAATAAAGATAGAATAAACATTATATTGCCACTTGGAACAATAGAAAGAATCAACTCATACGGACTAAAGACAAGCGCATTTGCTAGGGAGTTAATTCTTGCGGAACTCGATAAAATGGATAGAATGAAAAAATAATGAATTAAGCACTAATTAGGTATTGACAATTAAGCACTAATTATATATAATGTAATCAGATCAAAGAAATAGAGCAAAGGCGAAAGCCAGGAAAGGGGAACGGCATATGAAGATCAAAGGAATCGGAACAATCAGAAAAGAAGATGCAATGAGCATCCTAACAAGAGAGGGAAGAAAAGCAGTAAAGAGTGGAGATATTACACTGGAAGAGCTTGGCGATATGTACAAGCTCGAAATGGTCAAGAGATCATCCAAGATCGGACGGAATAGCGATACATTCCGGGAATCGTATAAGTGGATTCCGGAAGATTTGAAAGAAGAGTTGGCACCAGAACAGCTTGGGAAACTCGTAGATAGCTTTTATGAGTGCTACGGAGCAGGGAAGAATTTTGGTGAACAATAAATAGATGAAGAAAGGATGAATAATCATGGAAATCAGCAAAAATTTAAATAGAGAAGAAATTGAAAAGAAAGCAAATAGCTTTATGAGAGGCGTAGATAATCATAAAATATGGGGATCGCATTATATTGTACTCATGAATTGGACTGAATACAATGTAAAAGAAAAAAAGCATGAATACCTTGGAGTGGATCTGAGGCTGATTCCATATGATTATTCTGGCGGTGAATATGAGTATATTGCCGAAGCTGAAACATTTGACAAAAATAGATACAGTGACAAGTCCGGGGATTATTACGACAAAAGCGACGTCGCAGAGATGATTGTAAACGCGATTATGAAAGATTTTGAAGAATACAAGAAATTCACAAAAAATAAGGGGGAATAAATCCCCCTCCTGCGACGCTAAATACCTCATAAAGTGAGTATTTCAAAACATCTCATGTTACGGTTTATCTTTTGAAATATTCTACAAATCAAATATTTCAATACATCGCATGTTACGGTTTAAGTGCGCCGCAAAAGTATAATAGCACAGTTGACTAGAGGAGTCAACAAGAGCATGTAGGAGGGAAATGCCATGAAAACAGAAAAAGAAAAAATAAGAGTCTTTTTAGTAATTAAAAGGGACGAGAGGGGGAGAGAATATATTGGACGTGTCATAAAATCGGATATGTACCCAAGCTACTACGCATATAAAAATCAGAATGATCAAATAATCGAACTTCCGGAAATAGAAATATCAAAAAATGATTACGAAGCAGGATGCTGCATATATTTTTAAAAATTCGAGCAAAGGCAGAAAGAGAGGAAAACATAATGAAGAACTACAAAGAGTACGAGAAAAGGTTTATAGGGGCAAGCGATATTGCGGCATTAATACTTGTTGGATGCGACGAAAACGGCTTGAAAACAAGCACTCTTGATTTTGGCGAAGACGGAAGTTATATGGCATACGTCGTTGACGAGGACGCGGAGATAGGTGCACATTATAAAAAAGTCGCTGATTTTAAGCACTGGCTCAAGATTTATGATGACGATGAATTGACATACCGGATTAATGCACAGGAGATAAATATATATCGCGCCGGAGATTTTGGCTGTATTATACAGACGATCGGCAAACATTAAAAGAAATCGAGTGGGAAAGATTAAGCATCTGACCCACTCATTTTCATCACTGAGAATATAATTATTTCAATCCGTGTATCCGGGGATCGCTCCAGATACCACGCGCAGAGCATCCACAACGCGCGACACAAAACATAAATTAAATGTTTTGCTTTTACTAAAAAGACTATTGTTTCAATCCGTGGTCGCCGGGATCGCTGGCGGCACCACATCGGCAAGCATCCATGCCGTGTGACATATCTATAGTCTATCATAAGATCGGGCAAAATGTAAGTAAATATTTAACAAAGGGCAACTTTTCTGGCTGCCTTTTCTTTTTGCCATGTCCAAAATCAACAACGCATCCGGGCATATCTTACAAAATCTCCGAAAAACCGTAAACAAACCGCAAAACTTTTCTTAAATTTTTATAAACAAGGCTAGGTTCATTAGGTCTTTGACAAGTCCAAAAATGATAGAATAGTATCAGTTTTTACAAAAAATCGTCTGACAATCGTATGACATAACACGACACAATCGTCTGACGTCGCTTTTTCAGAACTATGTTTCTCTTTCTCTCTCTTTTTCTTAATCTTTTAGATTAATAATAATACACTGTATCTAAAGTCTATAGGTTTATATTTAAGTTATATCCGCATACGCGCGCGGCGTAAGTATATAATATCACCGTAAAAAAATAAGGCTTGACTTTAAACCCGGAAATAGTGTATACCAAAAGCAGAGAGAAATAAAACGGATTGGAGGTGTGAATATATGCAGGATGTAGAGAGCGTAGATCTTACAAGCCTTATAGTGGATCTAGGTACAGTACAGATATACACATCAACTGTACAGGATTTAATAGACAACGCTTGTATAGAATTTCACATCGAAGATTTGTTAAAAGCTGGACAGAGACAGTGGAAAGCCGTAATGCAGTATGTTGGTATGCATTTATTCCCGGATACGAAAGTATTAAAAGACAAGAGCTTGAGCCCTCTTGGTAATGCAACTATACCGACTAACTGTAACAGGTATGACAGAGAGGTATTATATAAGCTCTGTGATTATTATATATATATCTCCAATGTCTACAGTAAGCTGGTAAGTACAGTGGCATTTAGTTATTTTTGTAATATACCGACAAACACAATGGATATATGGGCTGGTGATGAACCAAGTTCGCTGACTTTCAAGATGTGGCAAAAATTGCAGCGATCCCGTAAGGATTGTATCCTAGATCGTGCATATGATTCCAATAGCCCCGTAGGCACCATGTTCGTGGGAAATAATGAATTCGGCATGAATCAGCCCGGCATTGGCGATAATGCCACGCAACGCAAGGCAATCACAGCGCAGGAGCTGCCAAGATTGGACGAGAAAAAGAGTCAAGAATTGCACGCAATTGATACACAATTTACGGATGCAGCGGTAAATAATACGGTTTGAATTGTGTGCGATTATTCTACAATTCACAAATGCAGTAATATCAAGGGTTGTAGCGTTTTAACTATTCGTGAACTATTCGGAAAAGTTAGGTTTTGCGAATAGTTGCAAGGGTATGACATGAATTGTATTAAAACAATTTGATTTTCACACAATGACAACAAAACGAAATGGAAAATATTTTAGATTCCCATGTTTGCAAGAAAAGGATGGGGAGGGGGTCTGACAGAAAGACCACCGGGCGGCTACTAAGTCCCTTAAATACCTCAAAAAATAAAAAGCCACTTACAACACCCATTGACTTTCATCGTAAATAGGCTATAATAAATTTATAACAATTCACTTTCACGTTGCGAATCGCAACTACATTTCCAAAAAATTTTTAAAAACAAAAAAAGAGTGTTTCGGACAGGAGAATGATATATGACCGGAAATGAGTACCAGAAATTAGCCATGCGGACAAATGATCGCAAGGCGACAGAAAGAATTTCGGATAAACTTGATTTGCTTAAATTTTGCAAAAAGAACAATATCGCATCTGCGTTGCAAGATTATGACCTTGGCGGCATCTTCAATTCTTGTTTGGGGTTATCCGGCGAGGTTGGAGAGTTCAACGACATGATTAAAAAGTGGATTTTCCATGAGAAGCAGCTTGATATTGACCATGCCAAGAAAGAAGCAGGAGATATTTGCTGGTACCTAGCAATGCTTTGTGAATCCTTCGGTTGGAGCCTTGATGAGATCATGCAGATGAATGTAGACAAGCTTAAGGCACGTTATCCGGAAGGGTTTGACATTGAAAGAGCAAACCACAGAGCGGAAGGTGATGTTTAATGGCAAGATGCAGCAATGAGTTGATGAAAACCGAGTATTCCGAAACCTTTGATGAAAAACGCAAAGGATTGATTGAACAGTCGTATTACAAATACGGACCGGCAAGAATGAACTTTTCTTCCGGAAATGTTAATGCGGTTGAAAGTTTGAAAATGTGTCTTGCAAAGTTTGAAGAGACCGGAAATCTTGAATACCTGTGTGACGTTGCGAATTATGCCATGTTCCGGTTCATGTTTCCACAACAGGGCGAATATTTCAAACATACGGATTCTGATGAATCTGCCGGACTTTTTGGTATGAGCGTGAATGAAATGGAGCGATTCAAACAGGAACACAGCTTTGAGGATGGGAGATATTGATATGATTTTAAATATAATCGCTACGGCGATAGATGCCCTTGTAATACTTGGACTTATGGGAGGACAGGTAAAGCAGACAGACAATTCAAACGCAATGGGGTATTTGCTTTCATACGCGGTTTTTGCAATGAATATTATGGTCATTTGGAAATGATGGGCTATCGCCAAGCGGTAAGGCACAGGATTTTGATTCCTGTATTCCCGGGTTCGAATCCTGGTAGCCTAACTGGTTACATGCTGACGTTTCATGTAGCCACGTATGTTTTTCATATGTACTTGAACCATTGGTTGAGTGATTCAAGCATTTGGGTTCCTCCTTTCGCCACTAGGACGATTCTGTTAAGGACGGTGCGAGACCGTCCGGTGGTATTTGTCGCAGAGGACGGCATCTTGGCGTAAGACTATATGGTGTTGAGCGGTATCTGCTTTGTAATTTGCAGACGTGCAATCCATATAGCAGTCAATCATGGTTCGGGCATCTATCCCACGGTGTCCGAGCTGTGAAAATGTAATTCCCCTTAAGAAGTTAGGTGGTGGCAGAACGAAATGCAAGCAAAGAAGCTGATCGGTAAGAGTGTTGCCAAGTGATAGGTGGAAAATCATCCGTAATCAGCAACAACACCTTTTCAGAATCCGATTATGTGAGGTTCAAATCCTCACCCACCTACTCGGTCAAATTATGCTGTTTGCTTGCAGATGGTCTATGTTTTGGCTGTATGATACCACGGGCAATTATAATGTGGCGCAGAGGCATCAAGACCTCGAAATGGAAGCATTAAGACTTCGTTAAGTAGTAACAACGATGGGTATTCCTGCTGAATCATCGTTAAAACAAAACAGGATAGTGCCATGCATAGCACGTAAAACATATTGCTAACCGTCTTGTGGCGGTTTTGATCGGTTAGTCGAGCGGTAAGACACCACCCTTTCACGGTGGCAACACGAGTTCAAATCTCGTACCGATCACTATATTGGGATTTAATTCAGTGGTAGAAGACACGGCTTATATCCGGGTTGTCGCGGGTTCGATTCCTGCAATCCCAACGACAGAGGGGTCTTGCGTATTCTTTAACAGGAGTATGCGAAGTGGATTATAAAAGAAACGCAAAACAAACAGGCTGTGAGTAGGAAGTACAACAAAAGCAGTTCAGACAGGACACTCGAAAATATCCCTATGCGTTTGGTAGCCTTTGATCGAGTGCATCTTGTCAGTTCAATTACATTTGTTGTACACGAAAGACACGGAATCTCATGAGGATTCCGATTTTTGCTATGATTTGGGGCGTAAGAATGTGTGAATTTTGTTGCAAAATAGGAAAATTGGAAAAAATCAAGCAAGGAGCTTTTAAAGGCGGATATTATCCAGAAAAAAATGAAACACAAATTGTTGAATTTGAAAGTGCATTTCATTTATTCTTCGGATGCAGCGACCCTTTTATGTCTGGAATCGGAATCGAAGACATAAAATTTTGCCCTATGTGCGGCAGAAAGTTGGTGTAATATGTGTGATTACTGTGGCAATGAATCGAAACAAATAATTGATGACAGAGAGAAAGATTCTATTTTGTATATTTCCGATTCAGAAAAAGACATGAGAATTTTTCTTGAATATCTCAAAAAGAAAATGGATAACAACGGAAAAGAATGTTTCTTAGATGGAGAACATGATATTTTAAAAACAGAAAATTACAATGTTGTCTGCAAGAGCATATACGGTACTCAACTTGGAATCGGATATGGGTATTGCCTGCATTACTGTTTTTCGAGCAATTTTGATAAGAGTAAGTGCAACGATATGAAAAAATACTCGATGGAAGAAATTCTTGCGCACACAAGAGAGGGCGCAAAAGAAATATCGGAACTTGATATTTTATGTATGCTAGGGTTGGCTTAAAAGGCGGTGGAAGAATGAAACCATTAGAAGAAATATTTTTTAGAGCTTGCGTGAATGAACAGAAAAGAAAATTGCATTCAAGCAATCGAGAATTAAGTATAAGAACTATTGGAAATATTTTTGAAAGGCTTGGATTTTCGTACAAGCAGTTAATGTATTATGTCAGAAAGTGGTCTGACAGGGGATTTTATGATTACGGAGTAACACTTGACTTTGGATGGTTTGAATTTGACAAACTGACCGGAGAATATAAACAGATTTATGATTCTATGACAAGTACGGACGGATGGAAAGATGGGGAGTTGGCAAATTATATTGTCAGAAATTCTTTTAAGCGAGATAGAATAACACCACTTGATATTCTATATATGTACGGATTGGTTTGAAAGGTGGTTAAAAATGAATGAATTAACGCAAAGTAAAGACGGATATATCGTATTTGACGAGAGCGGAACTTGCGCACTTGCATATGGTGCAGCGGAAAAATGGTTCAAGACTTATGATGAAGCAACCAATTATGCTTTAGAAAAAGTTACTAAAAATTGTGAACTATTTAAAGACCGCATTGATTTTAACTCTGTAATTGTTTATGAGGGTTCAGAAGAATTTATGCATCAGTCGCACAGTATTCCTTGCGGGAAAGTGTTGTTTTGGTGGAAGAATCATAAATAGTTTGATGGTGGAAGAATGAATAAATTATTACAAAATATACTTTTTCAGAAACCTACAGATTGTAAATATTGCGGAATGTTAAGTTGCGGAGTGCTTGGCGCGACTTACACATGTGTGAATGAGAAAAGCAAGTGTTATTTTGTTTACCCGGTTATATGCCCTAAAGAGTGCATATTTTATGAAAAAGACACGGACTCCAAATGTTAAAACACTATTCAAACAACACAGATATCGGAACTTGATATTTTGTATATGCCAGGATCAGTTTGAAAGTTGGTGAAATGATGAAGCAGGAAAAAGAAATTTTATGCACATGTATTAATCATGAAAATTGTCCATTAGACCCGGTTAGTTGCGGATGTTCAATAGAAACTACGACTTTTGAAGATGCTTGTAGAGGTGAAAGAACATTCATTCCGGGAATAATCGAATGTGATAAGTGAGGGTGGTTTATATGAAACATCAAAAAGAATGGCGCACTTGCGACAGGTGCGGTGCTGAAATAAAATTCAAGCCAAGACAACAGCTACAATATGTGCCGTGTGGTACATATTCAGAACCGGTAGCTAGATTTACAGAAGATGAAATTTCGTGCGAGCTTTACAAAACAAGATTTTGCGGAAAACTTAAGAAAACTTATGAATTATGCCCTAAATGCAGAAAGGATTTTGAGAGGTTTATGAGAAATGACTGTTAATATGGGAACAAAAACCTATGAAATGAGCCGAAAGCAGGCAAAAGCTATCCTTGGAACGGCTAAGAAACTTGCAAATTGCAACATATACGGCATTGAAAAAGGCAATGTGGTGATTATGCTGAATGAAAAATATGAGGACAATATGAGCCTTAAGAAAGCCGTAGAGGAGTATAAAAAGAAAGGGTTCAAGGTGCATTGGAAATGAAAATAATCAAAGAAGGCAGCCTTAGGTACGAAAGAAAACCTTTACAGTTTGAGTGTAAGAATTGCAAAACCGTTTTTGAAGCGGAAAGACTGAATATCAATATTGCGGAAATCAAATAGAAGGTGACAACTACAAGTGTGAATGTCCGTTGTGCCACAAAACAGTATATTACAGCTAAAACGATATTACCGGCTAACAAATGGAGTTAGTCGCTAACCTAGAAAAATTATAGGCAGAAGTCAAGGCACTTCTGCTTTTGCGGAGGTGCTTTTTATTTGGCTTCAAAGCAGTTAATCAATGCAGTAAATGGATATGAAAATTACATACAGAGAAAAGGCGTTGATGAACAGGTAATAGATGCCCTTTTGAAAGCGTGCAATGTGGCGATTCGGACGGAAAAAGACGTTGACTATGGATTGACTATAACCGAAAGAACAAAGGCTTTAATCAACGAATATACGCAGAAAAACGCGGGCGGTAGCATATGGGAACTTGAACGATATGCGCAGGATCACGACATTAAAGGCGGATACAAACTTGTGGATCAGTTCTATGAAGTCTTGCGATTAGAGAGCTTTTATCGTTTCGAGAGCTTTATTTACTTTATGGAGCGCAAAAGAAATTGGAGTAAACGGTTTTATTATCCACGCCGCAAAACGCTGAATATAGTTGCCAACGATCTTGAAGATTTGGAAAACAGGAAGATTAAATTTTACGGATTGTCAATGCCATCGCGTGTCGGTAAATCGACTATCTGTATTTTCTTCCTTGCGTGGGTAGCTTTGCGCAGACCAAACAGTCATAGTGCTATGGGTGGTCACTCCGGTATTTTGGCAAAAGGATTTTATAAAGAACTGATGAATCTTTTTACCACAGAAGAATATACATTTGCGGAACTTTTTGCTTATTGGCATCCGGAATACGCAAACACAACACTTCCGACAGACAAGAGCGCGGACGAATTTACGATTACGCTTGGAGATCCAGACAGATTTGCAACCGTAACGTGCCGCGGTATTGACGGAACATGGACAGGAGCGGTCGATGTTTCAAAAGATGGATATTTGTATGTCGATGATTTGGTTCGTGATCGAGAGCATTCATTAAGTCCTACTCGAATGGAAAACACATACCAAGAGTACCTAAACAAGATGGTTGACCGTAAAAATGACGGTGCAAGGGAATTGATGGTTGGTACTCTTTGGAATGTTTTAGATCCATTAGAGCGCATGAGAAAGCAATATGAGCATGATCCGCAATACCGGTTCCGTAAGATTCCGGCACTTAATGAAAATGACGAAAGCAATTTCGCATATGAAATCAACGGATTTTCCACGGAATACTACAGAGATATGCGAGATAAGCTTGACAACGCCGAATGGATGGCTAAGTTTATGCAGCAACCATATGTCCGCGAGGGATTGCTTTATACGGATTTGAGACTATTTAACGGAATCCTACCGGACGGAGATTTTCGGAGAATCGGAGTTGTGGATGTCGCCTGGGGCGGCGGCGATAGCTTGTCAATGCCGATAGGGGCAGAATATGAAAACGGTGATGTTTATATTTACGATTGGGTATTCAACAAAGGTCCGAAAGAGGTAACAATTCCTCTTGTTGTCGGACGAATTATCGGGAATGAGATTAGGCAGACAAGATTTGAGGGAAATACAGGAGGAGATCTGTATTGCCAATATGTAGACGAAAAGCTGCAGGAACAGGACTATAAATGCTCATGCACAAGTAGAAAAGCGCCAAACAAGGTTGAAAAGTTATCGAAGATTATAGCATATTCCGGGGATATTAAGAGAAAATTCATATTTCTTGATACACACCGCCCGACACAGGATCAAATGAAAAAAGATTCAGATCTTGGAGTAACAAGATATTACAGAAATGACGAATATCAAGCGGCTATGGATGAACTCTCTAAGTTTGTAAGTATTGGCGGTAATGAACATGACGATGCGGCAGACGGTTTAACCCAGCTTGAAATGTTTATAGAGAACCCAAACAATACCGCAAAAGTAGAAGCGGCAGTACACCCATTTAGGAGGTATTAGGATATGACAACAGACAAATATCTTTCACAGATAAGCAGAATTGACCATGCGATTGCAAATAAGCTGGAAGAAATCAAAAGGCTATCCGATATGGCAACTTCTATATCTATATCTCCGAAAGAGGTAGATGTGCAATCATCCGGCAATCCCGACAAAATGGGGAGCGCGGTATCGAAGATTGTTGATTTGCAGAATGAGGTTCAGACACTTGTAGATGAATTGGTTGATAAAAGACGGATTATCATATCGCAAATTGACAGCATGGATAATACAGATGTATATATCGTGCTTTCATCACACTATGTCAATGGAAAAGATTGGAACCTGATTTCCGTTGAGATGAAATATTCCTACAGGAACATTATGAAACTTAGAAAAAAAGCATTGCGGGAGTTTGAAAGACGTTATGGACAGCTTTATTCTGAAAAGAGTGCATAAAAGTACACAATAGTTCACATTCTTTCACAACATTTCCTAAAACTTGCATGGTATACTAAAAGAGTAGAAAAACAAAATCCTACAACCCCAAAAGCATATAACCCGTAAAAGGCACTGTCAGAAATGGCGGTGCCTTTTTTGTAAGAAAGAGGTTGCTATGAAAAAAGTAACTATATATTGCCCGGATTGCGGAAGAATTGCCGGACATTATGATGGGAGATCTACGATAGATCATCCGTGTAAATGTAAAAAATGCAATCATATTGTGATTTATCGCGTGGCAACAGGCAAAATTGAAACAAAGCCAATACCGAAACGCGCTTGCAGCAGTGGAGTTTTATTTATATGAACAAGCAGTATTTTCATGACCTTGTAAAAGGCAGATATGGAAGAAAAATTGCATATGCTAACGTAGAACAGATTACGGCAGACAATATCGTAAATGTTGTCGGAAACTGCATTGGTGCATTTTATTTCAACAAGACGATCATTCGTTATCTGTGGAACTACTACAAGGGCGATCAGCCTGTATTGTACCGAACAAAGGTACAGAATGCGGATATAACCAATAAGGTGCCTGAAAACCATGCCTATGAGATTGTTCAATTCAAGGTTGGTCAGACTTACGGTGAGCCAATTCAGCTTATCAGTAGGAAAGACGATGACCGTATAAACAATGCGGTTGATGAATTTAACGATTATCTGACCGATGCTAATAAGCAGGAAAAGGACATTAAGGCAGGAGAGTGGCAATCAGCAACCGGAACGTCATTTAAGGCGGTACAGATTACAAAAAATGGAGATATACCATTTAGAATTGTTGCTCCGACACCAATGAATACGTTTGTTATCTACAGCCAATCCACAGAAGAACCACTTTTAGCAATCCAAGAGCTTAAGGATGCCGATGGACAGATGTATAAACTCTGCTATACGAACTCTTATGAATGCAAGATTGTGAACGGAGAGGTTCGAGATTGGAAACTGCATGGCTTTGGCGGAATCCCGATTGTTGAGTTTCCGAACAACCATGAGCGCATTTCTGATATTGAGCTTGTGATCGGGCTATTGGATGCAATCAATACAATGCAGTCAAACCGAATGGATGGCGTTGAGCAGTTTGTTCAGTTTTGGATAAAGTTTGTAAATTGCGAAATTGACCCGGAAACTTTTGAAAAAATGAAGATTTCCCATGCGCTGACGGTAAAATCCAATAATGAGCAGAATAAATCAGATGTTGACATTATGACACAGGAGCTGAATCAGACAGAGTGCCAAGTCGCAAAGGATGATTTATGGGATAATGCGCAGTCCATTCTTGCCATACCGAATAAGAACAACAATAATTCCGGTGGAGATACACAGGGAGCGGTTGAACTTAGAAACGGATGGGATTTCTCAAAGTCGAGAGCCAAACTGAAAGACCCAATTGTAAAGTCGGCTGAAAAAAGACTTGCGAAAGTTGTTTTGAATGTGATTCGCATACAGGATCATGATTTGGGGCTGAGTTTGCGCGACTTTGATGTTCAGATTAACCATAGCCCACAAGACAATATGTACACAAAGTCACAGACATTATATCAACTTTTACAAGCTGGTATTCATCCACTTGTAGCAATTAAGTCTGTTGGACTTTGGGGAGATGCGGAAAAGACATTCCTGTTGTCAAAGCCATACTTGGATAATCTGTGGAAAACCATTGATGATGTAGAAGCACAGGAGCAAAAAGCACAGGAATTGATAAATAAAATGAATACAGATGGCACACAGAGCCAAATAAACAAAGATAAGACAGTCACCGAGTAATCGGCGGCTGTTTTTATTTTATAAAAATTCGCAAAGTTGTGAGCGTAAAAATCAACAATGTCGTTCGGTGTCGTTGCACCGTATAAAAATTCGTATGACATATCGGAGGTAATGAATGAAGAGAGAAGATCTGATTGCTATGGGATTAAGCGAGGAAAACGCGGACAAGATCATGGCAGATTATGGAAGTTCCGTACAGAAAGCCAAAGCAAAGGTTGACGAGTACAAGACAAAGGCTGACAAAGCTGAAGAGTTGCAGAAGCAACTCGATGATATCGAACAGGGAAAGCTCACGGAAGTCGAGCAGGCAAATAAGAACCTCGAAAAAGCCAATGCGAGAATCGCGGAACTTGAAAAAGCGCAGGCAATAGCCACGCAGAGAGCCAATGCCGCATCTAAATTTAATGTTACTGCAGAGCAGGCAGCGCAGATTGTAAAAGACGATGGCAGCTTTGATTATGACGTTCTTGGAAAGATTATCTCTGAAAAAGAGACCGCGGCAGCGCAAGCCAAGGAACAGGAGATTGCAAAAGGCAGTACAAATCCGGGCGGTGGCACGGCTGGCGGAAATAAAGATGGTGCAGACAATAAGACAAATGCTGAAAAGATAGCAGAAAGCCTTATATCTAATGCACCTAAGAACAATGACGTTTTATCACATTACATTCAACAATAACAGGAGGTAAAAAATGGCAAAGGAAATGAATATGCAGTACGAAAAGACTTCATACGCAGGAGATGTCCAGATTTTAAAGAGAGAGCCTAATGAAGCAATCCCATTAACACTTGATTTTGATGGCGTGACAACTAAAAACGCACAGGGCAAGAAGATTGTCAAAGCGGGTACTCCAATCGGAGCAAATGGCAAGGCTGACAACACAGCCACAGTAGTAGGTATTTTAAGGTTTGATGTAACAGAGGACAGACCACAAGGAGTACTGCTCAAGAAAGCATACCTTAACACGAAAGTAGCAGAAGCGCATTCCGGCGTTACATATGACGCAACAGTTAAGACAGCTCTTCCAATGATTGTATTTGAATAATAACAGGAGGTAAATAGATGTTAATTAATGAAGTATTAGACAGTAAGTCTATTGCATTATCGGCAACAGAAAACGCTAGTAATCAGATACCTTATCTTGGTTTACAGTGGTTTCCAGAAAGAAAGAAGCAGGGACTTGATTTAAGTTGGATTAAGACACACAAGGGTTTACCGGTTTCACTTGCACCATCCAACTTTGACACAATCCCAACTCTTAGAGCTAGAGAGGGATTAGGCAAGGAAAAAACAAAGATGGCATTTTTCCGTGAGGGAATGACAGTTGGTGAAGAGGAAATGCTTGAAATTGAGCGTATTCAATCAGAAGACGACCCTTACCTTGCAAGTGCCTTATCAAGCGTATACGACGACACTAACAACCTTGTAAGCGGCGCAGAAGTTGTACCGGAGCGTATGAGAATGTCGCTTCTTTCTACAAATGCAGGTCATCCGGTAATTGCTATTGTAAGTGATGGAGTTCAGTATGCTTACGATTATGACAAGGATGGTTCATACGCAAAAGACCATTACGCAAAGTTATCCGGAACAAGTATGTGGAGCGACACAGCTAATTCAAAGCCACTTACAGACCTTAACAATGCAAGAAAGAAGTTACAGAAGCAGGGTAAGATTGCTAGATATGCACTTATGAACAGCAATACATTCCAATATCTGCTTGACAATGCACAGATAAGAAACTCAATTCTCGCGCAGAACCTTACAGCAACTATTGAGGTTGACGATGATACTGTTATTTCAGTAGTGCAGAAGAGAACAAAGCTCACTATCGTGCTTTACGATAAGATGTACATTGATGATGATGGCAAAGAACAGTACTTCTACCCGGATAACAAGGTTACACTTCTTCCAGAAGGCAGCCTTGGCAGCACTTGGTTTGGCACTACACCGGAAGAAAGAACTGCAAGACAGGTAGCTGATGTTGATGTAACAACATATGGTGTAGGTATTACAGTCGCTACAAAGACAGAGTATGGACCACCTATGAAAATGTCAACATTTGCATCCGAGGTTGTTCTTCCATCATACGAGAATATGGATAGCACATTTGTATACGAGGTTCATAGCGAAGAGTAGGGGGTGCAACTATGAAATATCCATATATAGTGATTCATAATGGTAAATGGTACAACGCAGGAGAAGAGGTGCCGGAGAGTAATTCTCCGGTATCTTCCGTTGGGTATACAAAGACCGAAATCAACAGAATGAGTACCGCAGACTTGCAAAAACTTGCCGCGGAGCAGGGAATTGAAAATGCACAAGCAACAAGCGGTGCGGAACTGAAAGAAATTCTGATTGCAAAATTTAATCTGTAGGAGGTTAGTTTTATGGAATTAAAAGATACAGTTGAAATGATGAATAGTTCCGATTATAAGGAGCGTTTTAGAGCGGAATATCAGCAGGTTGTTATTCGCTATCAGAAATTAAAGGCTATGCTTGAAAAGTGGGATGCTGGAAAACTTGATTTTGAACCTACATGTCCTAGAAGCACTTACAATATGCAGATTAAGGCAATGACTGACTATATTGCAGTACTTGAAGCAAGAGCAGTTATGGAAAGTGTAGAGTTGTAGGAGGAAATGCTTTATGTCATACACACTTGTCGAACAGGTAAAGATTCGCTTAAAACAATTTCATATAGAAGAGGTAGAGGACGAAGCGACCGGGGAGAAGTCCGATAAAGTTGTGTTTGATGAAAAAGAATGTAACCCTTTGATTGAACAGCTTTTAGAGCAGGCAAGAAAAGAGATTATCAGCAGACGGAACTATCCGGACACATACACGCAAGACCAGATTGACAGTGATGTTAAGAACTATGAAAACATTATGGTCAATTTGGCAGTGTACGACCGTTCGCAGACAGGAGAAGCATACATGGCAAGTTTCTCCGAAAACGGTGTGAGCCGGACATGGAAAGACCGTGAAAGCCTTTTTGTTGGAGTATTTCCGTTTGTAAAAGCAATGTAATTAAAGAAGATTGAGCGTGACCATTATGGTTGCAGGCGGCGCACATTAAGCGGTGGTGGGCAGTGCGTCAAAAGGAGATTCAAATGAAAAGTATTTTGATTCAAACTTATCTCGTGGCACTTCCGATAGTGCTTGGGTATATAGTTTGGCTTCTTAAGCAACAAAAGAAAAGCAGGGATGCGAACAGCAAAGGAACAATGCTCCTTTTGCGCGTCCAACTTATTGAATACCATGCAAAGTACACCAGAATCGGAGAAATACCGTCATATGCCTATCAGAACTTCTGTGAGATGTATGATGCGTACCATGCGTTGGGTGGAAATGGAATGGTTACGAAAATGAAACATGAAATTGAAGAGATTCATATAGGGAAAGGAGATAAAAGCCATGAGGAATTGGAAGGATTGGACTAAGAAAGCCGGAATCCGAGCAATCAAGACTGTTGCGCAGGCGGCGATTGCCGGAATTGGAACGGCGGCATTTATGGGCGCGGTGGATTGGAAATATGTTCTTTCTGCATCAGTCCTTGCCGGAGTATTATCACTTCTGACAAGTGTTGCCGGAATCCCGGAGGAAAACACCAATGCTTGACATTAACAAGCAGGAAATGAAATATTCGCAATCCGGTCAGAGGGTATTCATCCCGCAAACTGACGAAAATGGAGATATTGTTTATGAAGGGTACAAGGATTCCGACGGGAACTTTGTGCCTTATTTAGATTCCGAAGGAAACAAGATTCCAAAAGGCGAGGAAGTTGAAGGGTTTTCAGAGCCTACGACATTCCAAGCAAATATCAGCAATAAGTTGTCAGAAGCCCTTGTGAAAGAATTTGGAATTGATGACAGTACATCATACTGTCAGCTTGTCACGGATAAAGGATATTTGCCACTGAAAGCCGGTGATGTGGTGTGGAAACGTTCGGAAGTCAAACGCACTGATGATGGACTTGTGGATTCAGAAACCGCAGACTACATCGTAAAAGGAGTTGCTGATGAAGGGCTGACCACGGATTTGTTTCTTCTTCGGAAGAATATTAAGTAGGTGATTGTATGAATATGAAAAAGAAAACTATTTCAATGACACTATCCACTAAATCCATACAAGCCGCCATAAAGGAATTAGAAAAGTACCGCGATAGTTTACAGGCTAAATGCGATTTACTTGTTTCTAGGCTTGCACAGATAGGTCAGACGGTGGCAATACAACACATATCGGAATCACCATTAGGAAACACGATAACGGTAAGGGTAGATAAAGCACCACAGTTAATGACATCGAACGCGATTTTGATTGCAACCGGAAAAACGGTAACGTCAGAAGATAGAGAACCGTTCTATACTTTGTTGGCGGTAGAGTTTGGAGCCGGTATTTTTTATAACTCCGAAGAGAACCCGAAAGCACCGGAATTTGGATTCGGTGTCGGCACATATCCGGGGCAAATACACGCTTTTGAAGATGGTTGGTACTATTGGGACGATAAGACCGAAACATGGCGTTATACCCACGGTATCAAAGCCACAATGCCTATGTATAATGCAGAACAACAGATTATTCAACAGTATGTAAAGATTGCGAGGGAGGTATTCGGTGGAAAATGAGTTAAACAGTTGGGCACTTGATTTTGAAGATACCTTATGTTCCCTTTTGAAATCGTACATGGAAAGCAAGGTAAAAGGAATTAAAGTGACGCAAGATGAAGAATCGGGCGGTACCGCAACGTTTCCGACACTTTTAGTTAGGCAAATCGGTGGCACAGAAGCCGGACGAACCAATGAAGCAAAGACAATCAATGCAATTCGCCCAACATTTCAGATCACAATTACAAACAAAGGTTCAAGAAAAGCAACTAAGGACATCGCAGCATATGCGGTGTCTTTTTTTAAACAACAAATGTTTGAGGTATCAAATATAGTTTCAACAATTTCCAAGCAAGTGCGAACGGTTACATTCCGCGCAACTCGCGTAATTGGAAACGTTGAGCATTTAGATCAGCTATAAGCAGAAAGGAAGTAGAAAATATGGCATCAACAAGTTATAAAACGCGTGTCATTGTAAAAGAGCACACGGAAAAACAGGCTGACTTTGCAGGAACATATAATCTTTTGGTTGCGGCTAAGTCAGTTCCAAGCCCTGCATCACCGCCAAACACGGTTGAGTCAACCACAATGGAAGATGATCAGCAGACTTTTGAAAAAGGAATTAAGACTTCTGATTCAAGAGAAATCACAGGAAACCTTGAAAAAGAATATCTTTCAAAGGTGGATGGATATGGAGATAAAAAACTTGATATTATCCATCTGTACGGAACGGACGGTATTGGCGGCGTTGCAAAATATGCATATGTCGGAACTGCAACAGCCACACCTAACGATGTAGGTGGAAACGATGAAATCCTTGAAATGACGGTAACGGTTATTCCAAGTACAGCATCAGAGCTTGTTACAGATAAGCTGACTGTCGTTGATAACAACGATGGTACATTTACAGTAACAGTGGTGGGGTAAAAAGCCTATCGGACGAGCAATCGACCGCACCGGTAGGCGAGGATGATCGGTCGATAGCAGAACTTGAAGCAATGAGATAAGCAACAATGGGGCGGTGGCAACACTGCCCCTTGCCAATATAGGGCAGAAAGGCAAGGTAAAACATGAAAGTAAAGTTAGGAAATAGCGAATATTCAATCAAATTTGGTTTTAAGCCAACATTAAAGTCACATCTTATCAAAGATGTATCAGAGTCGGTAAGCGAGCAGGACGGAAACTTAGAATCCGTAGAGAAACTGTTACTTGAAACACTTCCTAAGATGCTTCTTGTAGGACTGCAAGTAAACCATAAGGACGAGTTTGGATATGACTACGATACAAACGAGAAATACGATGAGCAGTTTAATAAGGTGCTTAATCTGCTTTCTGAAAAAATTGACGATGGTGAGATTGACTGTATTGAGTTGTTCAACGAATTAGAGAATGAGTTGGAGTCAAACAGTTTTTTAGCGAAAATGATGGAGACGGAGAAGAAGAATCGAACACCGGCAAAGAAAACTCCATCCAAGACAGCCAACAAGAACTAACATGGGAATATTACGTTGCGGAAATCCGTCCGTTTTACCTTGTGGTAACGAAAGGCTACGGATTTTCCATTGATGATATAGATATGATGAATCCAGAGTTGCTTAAGCCTTATGTGGATGCATATAAGGCAGAATGGAAGCAACGCGACATGGAAATGTATATGTGGTTCGGAAGATATGCAACGTCAGCACTTGTTACAGCAATAGACGCGACATTCGGCAAGGGTAATAGTAAGTACGTGAAAGAAACTTGCTATGATTCCATCGAAAAGCATAATACGGACGATCCCGATGCAGAGATACGAGAAATGCTTAAAGCGGAAGAAGCATGGGCGGCTGAATCAAGGAAATCACATTTACCAAAGCCAAAGATAGTTTAAGAAAAGAGGTATTGCTATGGCAGTAATTATCGGAAGTGCGCGGCACGATGAACACGGCAACTGCTATTCTGGTGGAAAAGCCGGTGACCAGACCGGACAGGAAGTGTCTACACAGAAGTTTTATAACCATTCTAAAGGATGGTACGTGCTAAGGGCGAAGGACGATAGGGTTGCGGAGAAGTTAGCCGAAGCTATGAAGATTGCGTGTGGCAATAACAATATCGGCTACGATCAATCGGAACGCTACGGAGTCATTAAGCATGGCATTAACACAAAGGTCAAGACGGAATGCGACTGCTCATCACTTGTTCGTGCTTGTATTATCTATGCATCCGGCAAGGATGTGGGAGATTTCAATACATCAAATGAACGGTCGGTAATTCTGAAATCCGGCTTATTTAAAGATGTAGGCTCTTATAAACAGGGAGACACACTTTACAACGGAGATATTCTTGTGACACGCACAAAAGGTCATACAGTAATTGTTGTAGGGGGTGCGAAGAAAAGCAAGGGTAAGTATTATCAGAAGTATACCGGAAATTCCGGTTCAATCGTAGAAGCATTAAAAGCGGTTGGGGAAGATGATGTGTCGAAAGAACATCGTGCGGAAATCGCAAAAAAGAACGGATTTTCCAATTTTAAGTTTACATCAGAGGAAAATTCAAAAATGCTTTCTCTTCTGAAAAAGGGAAAACTGAAAAAGTAATTCAAGGGCGGTAGGGGTCAAATCCTACTGCCTTTTTCTAAAACTACATAAAGGAGGTGGAACTGTTGGAATTAGAAACCTTAGAGGTCAAGATTCAAGCACAGGCAAGACAGGCTAATGGTCAGATTGATGCGCTGATAACAAGGTTGGGAAAGCTATCTTCATCTTTGCAAGGCATAGATTCTAGTGGAATTAACCGGTTATCAACCGGAGTAAACCGATTGTCAAACTCAATGAGTGCCATGCGCAGTGTTGATTCAAGGTCGTTCTCGACTCTTGCAAGAAACATCAAAACACTTAGCAATATTGACACAGGAAAGATCAATGCAGCAGCCGGAGCGATGCGACAGATTTCAAAGTCGGTAAGCTCATTTTCCGGTATGTCAAAATCGGTGCAAGGGTTATCGGAATTAGCCGTAGGAATCAAACAGCTTGGCTATACAAGCTCAACAAAGGCTATCGAGAATATCCCGAAACTTGCCACGGCAATGCGACAGCTTATGTCCGAACTGTCGAAAGCCCCTAGCGTAAGCCGGAATATTATTGACATGACAAACGCATTGGCAAAATTATCACGTACCGGTGGAGCGGCAGGAACAGCGGCAAAAAGCATCACAAGCTCATTTAGCGGATTTAGTTCAAGTGCATCCATGGTAACAAAGAAGTCGTTCTCCCTTGCATCAGCAATCGGAAAAGTGTATGCAACGTACTGGGCTTTATTCCGTGGATTTAGGCTACTTGGAGATGCTATTGACATATCATCCTCACTGACAGAGGTTGAGAACGTTGTAAGGCAGACATTCGGGCAGTATGAAAGCCTAATTAACAATTTCGCAAAAACATCCATTGAAAAATTTGGTATGTCTGAATTGTCTGCGAAACAGTTTGCAAGCCGTTTCCAAGCAATGGGAACCGCCCTTGATATTCCACAGGGGAAAATGGCAAATATGTCTATCCGGTTGACAGAATTAGCCGGAGATATGGCTTCATTCTATGATGTGAGTCAAGAAGATATTGCCAAGAGTCTGCAATCTGTATTTTCCGGTACTACGGCACCTATGCGGCGTTATGGTATCGACTTGACACAGGCAACATTAAAGGAATGGGCATTAAAGCAAGGACTTGATGCGAACATTTCCTCAATGACGCAGGCTCAAAAAGCCATGTTGCGTTATCAGTATGTGCTTGCGCATACAACCAATATTACCGGAGACTTTGCCAGAACAGCCGATAAACGAAACTTTTGTTTCATGTGTCGCGCGGCATAGCAATATGTCGATGAAAAATCGGGTAAAATCGGTGAAGGCTAAGTTGACTTAGCACGAACATTTTTGTATAATATGTTTGAGGTGATTTAATGCGAACATATTATATCTACAAAGCAACAAATAAAATAAACGGAAAATCTTATGTCGGTCAAACTTGTGATTTTCATAGCAGAGTGTGGCAACATCAAAGGTGCTACGAAAAAGAAGATTGCGACTTTCATAGAGCAATTAAAGAATTCGGGTTTGACAACTTCTCATGGGAAATCATCGAAACGTGTGAAAGCGAAGATGGAGCCTGTGAGTTGGAAAAGTATTACATTGAAAAATTTAACACCTATCGAGATGGCTATAATATGACCAAAGGTGGGAAAGGCGCGCCGTATCATAACGCCAGGGCAGTTGTTTTGCTGACGCTTGACGGACGGTACATTAAGCGTTATGATAGTGCAATGGATGCAGAAATTGACGGATTTAATAATACGGATGTTCTGCTTAATTGTAAAGGAAAAAGGCGGCAGACAAAGGGCTATATGTTCATGTTTGAGGATGAGTATGAATCAAACGGAGCGAAAACCTATAGAAAGCCGGAACCTAACGGAATGAGAAGCATTATTCAATGTGATATGGAAGGAAATTTTATACAGAAATTTAAAAGTTTGCAGGAGGCGGCTAGGATTACCGGAGCAAATAGAACAACTATTTCCGGTGTGCTTTCAAATACCTATAAGTCGGCAAATGGATATATTTTTGTATACGAAGAAGATTTTCCAATAAAAGATTTGAGCATCTATAAAAAGCGCAAAAAAGGAAGAAAAATTGCGCAAGTGGATGCGAAAACCAGAGAGATTATAAGAGTGTTCGATAGAATATCCGAAGCAGGGGAATCTCTTGGAGTTAATTACAAAGCAATACATAATGTAATTGACCAAGAGGGGCGAACTGCTTATGGTTATAAGTGGATAAGTCAATAAGCTAATACCGAGATAAGGCTATAAAATAAAAGTTATAGCACATTGTAGAGCGTAGGGATTGAACCTATGCTCTTTTCTTATGGAAAGAGTGTAGAATATAATATCCCCAAGAGTATCCGACAGCCACAATGCTGTGGTTGAAAATGTACGCCGAACTTATGGGAAACCATAAGAAGTAGAGGATAAAAAGCCTTTACGATAACATATTGACATGGCATAACCAGATAACCATGCTTAAAGAGAACTTCAAAGCACTTGGAGCGGTCGTTGGTGGTGGTTTAATCAATGCATTTAAGCCATTTATCAAGGTGCTTAATGCGGTTCTACAGAAGGTGATTTCTTTTGCGGAAATGGTAACAAATGCTTTAGGTTCTATCTTCGGATGGAAATATGAAGCAAGCAAAGGAGCAGGAATCAGCGGTCTTGCTGATGATATTGGAAGCGCATCTGATGGCATGGATGATTTGAGTAATGCCGCAGGAAACGCAGGAAAAAACACAGGCGGTATCGCAAAAAATGCCAAGAAAGCAAAAAAGGAAATCCAACAGGCAACTCGTGCATTTGATGAATTAAAGGTTATTTCAAAACAAAGTAAAGATAATACTTCCGGTTCCGGGAATAAAGGTTCTGGTTCTGGATCTGGTTCAGGTGCTGGTGGCGGCACCGGTGCTGATGGTGGATTAGTTCAGACGGACACCATCTTTAAGAAATTCAAAAGCAAAATCAAAGACCTTGAACAGTTGGGAGAGTCTATTTCCGGTGCGTTAATTAACGCAATGAAAAAAATTAAATGGGAAAAAGTGTATGCAAAAGCTGAAGGTTTTGGAAGGGGATTAGCCAAATTCCTTAACGGACTATTTAAAGGGCAAAAAGGAACAACGCTTTTCGGAGAAACCGGAAAACTGATCGCAAATTCATTAAACACGGTGCTTCATGGATTGGATTCGTTTGGAACGACATTTAATTGGAAGCAATTTGGAAATTCAATCGCAGACGGAATAAACAAGTTTTTCCAAAACTTTGACTTTGCATTATTGGCTAAAACGCTTAATTCGTGGGCGCAGGGCGCGTTTGATACAGTTACGACAGCATTAAGTAAAATTTCATGGAAGGATGTATGGAACGGAGCAAAGGAGTTTTTAAGCAACCTAGATGTAAAAACAGTTGGAATCATAATCGGTGCGTTGACAATCAAAAAAATTCTTGGATTACATCTTGCAAAAACCGCACTTGATATAATCGGAACTTCCATTTCAAAAGCAATAGCCGGTTCACTTGCATCAAGGCTTGGCGTTGAAATTGCGGCAAATGAGGGAATCTCGACAGTATTGTCTACCGCTTTGTCAAAAAAAATAGGTGGGGCGTTTGCTACACTTGGAACAACTGTTTCAGCTGGTGTCAAAGCTTTATTCGGTAGCGGTGCGGCAGAGAGCGCACTTTCTTTTATCAGCCCGGTAGCAAAAGCTATAACCGGGATTGGCTCTGTTGCGATTGGCGCATTTACTGCAATATCAAACTTTGTGACCATGTTAAAGAACGGATTCAGTTGGCTTAATGAAGCACTTATGCTTGTCGGAGTTACGATTACGGCAGTCGGAGCGGTTATTTTAGGGGTAGCGGCAGCACCTGCAGCGATTACCGCAGGAATAGTAGCCGGTGTTGCAACGGCGGCTGTAGTAGTCAAGGATCATTGGAAAGAAATAAAAGGAATTTTCTCAAAAGCAGGAGATTGGTTTAATACTAATGTGATTAAGCCAATAAGCGGTTTTTTTAAGGGATTATGGGAATCTGTTTCCGGTTTTTTCTCTTCTTTATGGAAAGATATATCCGGTGTATGGAAAACAGTTTCTGGATGGTTCAATACTAATGTTATAACTCCTATTGTTTCATTTTTCCAAGGATTTTCGAAAAGAGTTGGTCAAATCTTTGAAGGATTGTGGATCATTGTCAAGGCTGTATGGATTGTTGTTTCTGATTGGTTTAAATCAAAGGTAATAGAGCCAATAAAGAAGAATTTTGAATTATTGAAATCGGCAGTATCAACCGCATTTAAGGTTCTATGGACAACTGTGAAATCGGTATGGGCTGTAGTTTCCGGTTGGTTTAAGGAACATGTTACAACACCTATTAAGAATGCTTTTAGTTCAGCAAAAGAATCTATTCAGAAAGCATTTAGCGCGGCAAAAACAGCGGTAACCGGGGCGTGGAACAGTGTTTCTAGTTGGTTTAAAGAACATGTAACCACCCCGATAAAAAATGCTTTCTCGAAGATGAAAGAAAGTGTAGCTGAAATATTCAGCAAATTATGGAATAGCGTGAAAAGTGGCGTTGCCGGGGCAATGAACACCGTAATTTCAAGAATTGAAACAGCAATAAATTCATTGATCGGTGGAGTGAATACCGTTTTGAGAGGGTTTAACAGTGTTGTTTCTGCGGCGGCTAAAGTAGCAAAGGTAAAGTGGAGCGGAGTCGATCTTGTGCCGAAAGTGAGCCTACCTAAAGTAAAGGCTTATGCAACGGGCGGTTTTATGGATAAATATAGCATAGCAACAGTTGGAGAAAATGGACTTCCGGAAATTATGGGAACAGTCGGAGGTAAGCCAGCGGTCGCAGGAAGCCAAGAAATTACCGGAATCAAAGACGCTATAAATTCAACATCTGCGCAAGAGGTTTCCTTATTGCGACAGCAAAATCAGCTATTACAAGCTATTTTACAGAAAAATTTCGGAATTACTACAAACGACATAGGAAAAGCCGCAAGGGATTATGGTAGAGAACATTACAATCGAACCGGAGACAATGTCTATGTTTTTTAGTGACTTCTATAATAGAACGTGATATAATTCTAAATAAATCATATCACAAGAAAGGAGTCATTATGAGAAACACAAAAAAATTATTAGTAGCGATGGGATTGGCATTTGCCGTTTTGATTTCGGCTATGCCAATCCAAAATGCAGATGGGAAACAGATTGTTGCACAGGCGGCAACTATCAAATTAAGCAGAAAGACTCTTAATTTAAAAATTGGAGAATCCGCAACATTAAAGATAAGCGGAATGAGGAAAACTGCTAAATGGAGTAGTGGCAATAAATATGTTGCTTCTGTAAATAAGTCTGGAAAGGTTCTGGCGGTTGGAGAAGGAACAACGTACGTAAAAGCAAAAATTGCAAAGAAAACGCTTTCTTGCAAAGTTACCGTCACTTCTTCCTTTAATGCGAACAAGGTAAAGAAAAACATCTCAATTGAATACCAAGATAGTGGTCATGGAGTTGTTGCTATCTTGAAAAACAACAACAAGGTAAATGTTGATCTGGACGCAAAACTTGTATACTACAAAAACGGTAAAATGCTGGATAGCAAAAGCGATTGTAACAGAGCTTTTGAATCCGGTAAGGAATGTGTTCTTTATTTTGACGCACCGAGCGATTCTGATTATAACGATGTTTCTTATGATAACTATAAAATGTCGTTGAGTGTTGATGAAGCAACAAATGCTGTTTGTGATGTTCGCAATATAATGGTTCAATCGGACATTGGAGCAGATAATGTTACGGTTGAAGCTACAAACGATTCCGGAAAAGATTTTTCATTTGTGAAAATTTCTTGCTTAATGTATGATGCATCTGGCAACTTGATCAAATATGATTATCATTATGCAGAATGTGAAAAGAATGGAGACACCGATTATTTCTCGTTTAGTTTTCCGTACGATTCAAATTACGATACGATCTATCCGAGCAGTTATAAGATATATGTTGATGAAGCATATACATATACTTGGTTACAATAAAAATTGAAAGATAAATGATACTTAAGCCGTGGAAACACGGCTTATTTTAATTCCAAAATCGGATTGACACAAAATCAAAAATAGTCTATCCTTATTACTAAGGAAACAACCTTATCCGTGAAGATGCGGATTACTTACTCGAACGCCATACTGTACGAAAGAGGAAACCAATGTGATTTCACAAGAGGTTTCCTCTTTTTTATTCAGATAAAAATGTATGGAGGTAGACACGAATGAAAAAATCACAACTTATGCTTAAGATTCAAAACAGCATTGAGGTATTTGAAAATCCAATATTCGGACAGATTAGAATGGTCATGGTCGATGATGAACCATGGTTTGTTGGAAAGGATATATGCGAAGTATTTGGAGATACGAATTACAGAAGAAGCCTTTCAAATATTGATGATTCTGATAAGGGTGTGTCACAAATTGATACTCCCGGTGGAAAACAAAGAATGACGGTTGTTAATGAAAGCGGTTTGTATTCCTTGCTCTTTCAGATGCAACCACAGAAAGCAAAGGGTGTGTCACAAAACGACTCCCTTATAAACGAAAGAAAAGAAAAACTTCATAAGTTCAAACGTTGGGTAACATCCGAGGTACTCCCTACAATACGTAAAACAGGTGGGTATGTCAATAATGATGAATTATTTATTTCCACTTACCTGCCATATGCAGATGAAAACACTAAGCTGATATTTTCACAGACATTAAAAACTGTTAGGGAGCAGAATGAAACCATTAAAAGACAGCAGAAAGAAATCATCCATAAGGAAGATGTTATTATCGGACTCGTTGATGATATTGACTTGGCAACCAAGAGACAGCGGATAACACAGATTGTCCGTTTCGGTGCCGATGGAAAGTATCAAGAACGCTATTCGTTGCTTTATGGAGAATTTGAAAGGAAATATCACTGCAACCTTAAATCAAGGATGGAAGGGTGTGCACTCAAGCCAAAAGTAAGAAACAAGATGGATTATATCGACAGGGAAATGGGAATGATTCCGCAGTTGTACGAAATCGCTTGCAAACTTTTTGAAAACGATGTAGAAAAGCTGAAATCTGAATGGGAATCAGTAGTAGCTTAAAATTTAATCAAATGGATAGCATCTACCAAACAGTAGGTGCTATTTTTATACCCATTTTTAGGAGGTAAACGATGGGATATGGCGGATATTTAGTAAAGTTTGGTAATTATACCATACCGAACAGTTTAATAAAGCAGGACACGTTTAGTTCCTATGTAAACATGCAAGACAAAGACCCTTGGACGGATGAAAACGGATATGAGCATCGTGATGCCGTAGAACTGAAAGCCTTAAAGGTCGAGTTTGAAACCAAAGCCATGCTGACCGAAAAACAGTTTGATGATTTTTGGAAGAATATTGAAAAGAACTATACCAAGGCAAAGGAGCGCGGCGGCTATATCACGGCATACGTGCCGGAAAAACGCGGATATGTGACACAGTACGGATATATCGCTGACATTCAGCCTACGTTCTATTCTGTGGCACATGGGAAGATAAAATATGACCCAATCAAATTTTCGTTTGTAGGTGGTGTATATGATAAATAGCAGTTTGAAAGAAAAGTATTGGGATTCCTCGACAGATAAACAGATGGTCATATCTGTTGTTGGAACGAACCAGAAGATAGACAATTCGATGCTTGAAATCGGTACGTTCGCTCTCGAAGAAAGCCTTTGTTCGGAGTCTGAATTAAAGTTTGGAGCGTGCGAAGCGAATTGCGTAAAATTCACGGCACGAAACACCGCAGGAAACATTATTGGAAAGACAATCTCTATCGAAGAAACGATTGACGGAGATAGCGAAAACCCGATGCCATACGGAGTTTTTAAGGTTGCATCCGATGTTCCTACGGCTGACCGAACAAAACGGCAGATTACGGCATATGACGCTATGTATGACATTATCAATACGGATGTAAAGTCTTGGTATGCAGGACTTAGCTTTCCAATGACACTTAAGCAGTTCCGTAATAGCTTTTTTGCGTATCTTGGAATTGCGCAAGTAGAAACAAGCCTTGCCAATGATTCCATGACGGTCAATAAGACGATTGTAGCCACACAGACGGACGATTCAAGCGCGGTCACAGAAGAGTCTGCAATCAGCGGCAAAACGGTTGTGACGGCAATATGCGAGATCAATGGATGCTTCGGGAACATGAACCGGGATGGAAAGTTTGAATATGTCTTTCTGAAAGCAATCACAAGCGCACTTTATCCGGCAGAAGATTTATTCCCATCTGACAATTTATTTCCGTCTGATGCGAACACAGAGTCCATGACCGGACACTATATCACGTTTGATTATGAGGACTTCCAAAGCAAGGCGATCACACAGCTTGAAATCAAGACAAGCGAAGATAATGCCGGTGCTATTGTTGGAACTGCCGGAAACAACTATTCGATTACAGGAAACTTTCTTGTATCAGACAAGACCGGAGCAGAGCTGGAACAGATTGCAAATAACCTATTGCCGATTATGGCAAAAGCAGCATATACACCGATTAAAAGTTGCACCTGTGTCGGAAATCCATGTCTGACACTTGGGGAACCAATCCGATTCAATACCACGAGAGAGATTGTTGAAACGTATCTATTGCAACGCACTTTAACCGGAGTACAAAGCAAGAGAGATTCAATCTCGGCACAGGGAACGCAGACGCACTCTGCAAAGGTCAATTCTATCAGAGACACGATTGAAAGCGTGGAAAGACGTACCGGAAAGCTAGAGAGGAACGCAGACCATCTTCAATCCACGTATGAGGATTTAGAGGAACAGACAAATACCAAGTTTGAGCAGACCGCAAAAAGCATTTCTGCAGAAGTCAACCGCGCACAAAAAGCAGAGGGACAATTAGACGCATCATTGGAATTGAAACTTGGAAGAGATGAAAACGACCAAGTCGTTTCGATGATTAATGCAAGTGCCGACCAGATTACGCTTAGCGGAAACAGACTCATAGTCAACAGCAATAACTTCCAGCTTGATGGCGATGGCCGAGTGTCAATCGTTGATTCATTGAACTTTATTGCAACGTCACAAGGAGATGACCTTGTAATTATTGGACTCGATGCAAGAGGAAGGCCAATGCTGCAAAACATACGCATTGACCTAAACTCTGTAACAGATCAAGATGGAGTAGCCATAGGAGATCATGCGAGTACGGCAGATCATGCGACAACCGCAGATTCTGCAACAACCGCAGAAAGTGCAAGACAGTGCATAATGGCATCAACTGCGCATTATTTGCAAGGTATTGGACTATCCGATTATGTACGAATTTCAGACAACGGAAATTTAATTCCAAGCTCTAGTTCTGTGTACTGTGGAACTAACCCCAATCCATTTGCCGGAGGGTATTCTTCCGGTGGTTGGAAAACAACGTCTGACCGTAGAAAGAAAAAAGATTTCCAGAAACTGTTAGAGGATGATCGGTTTGAGAGATTTTTCGAGTTGTTACAACCTATGGAATATAGGCTAATGGAAAATGACGAAAAAATGCACATTGGATTTGTTGCGCAGGATGTTGAACAGGCAATGACGGATTGTGACATATCTGAAAATGAGTTTTACGGACTGGAACATGCGGTATTCTCCGAAAAAGATTTTGAATCTAATGAGGAATGGAAAAAATTTTTAGAGCAAAATGGTGGCGCAAATGATATGTATACGCTGTGTTATCAAGAGTTTATTGCTTTGAATACTGCCATGATACAGAAACTGCAGAACAGATGTAGGGATTTTGAACGCAGGCTATCCGCGTTAGAAAGGAAGTGATCAGATGGCATATCAGAAAATTTATAGCCGTGAACATTGGGAAAATTTTCCAAGTGAAAAGACCGCAATTAATCGAAATAGGCTGAACAACATAGAGGGCGGCATAGATGCAATCGACGATCGTGTGTGCGCGCTTGATACCACGAAAGTTGACTTGACCAAGGCTAACGAACTTGTAAAGGAAATCCTTTGGGATGAATCAAACGGAACATTGACCATAGTAAAGATGAACGGTTCACAGGCTATGATTGATACCAAGCTGGAAAAACTGGCGGTAAACTTTGCTTATGATTCGCAGAAACAGCAGCTGATTATCACGTTGGATGATGGCACAACGCAGAATGTGGACTTATCATCTCTGATTACAGAGTATGAATTTCTCGATTCTGATACAATCGCATTTGCAATCGGCAGTGACGGTAAGGTGTCCGCAATCGTGAAAGAGGGAAGTATCCAAGAAAAGCATCTGCGCCCGGATTATCTTGCAGATATTAAAGTGGAATCTGCCAAGGCTGTAGCATCTGCCAAAAGTGCAGGAGAGTCCGAAACCAAGGCTGCAAAATCTGCCACAGATGCCAAGGACAGCGCAGACCGAGCGCAGGAAATCGAAAACGAGATTAACAAGAAACTCACAATGACAGAATTTGATGTGAATGAGGATGGGGAGTTGGTTTATACGGACAATTCGGCATATAACTTTGTCGTTGACAATGACGGAAATTTAAATTGGGAGGTGGCTTAAATGGCTATAGCAGGAAGAGTGGCAATTGTGCCAAAGGGCGATTGGAGCGCAGATGCTACATATAAGAGATTGGATGCAGTGACTTATAACAATACGCTTTATTTCGCAAAAAAGGAAGTTCCAGCAGGAACGGCAACGAGCAATACAGAGTATTGGTCTAAGTCTATCGTGGGCGGTGCTGGTGCAATCGCAACGAAAGAGGATGCCGGGATTGTGAAACCGACAGACGGACTTTCGATTGCAGAAGATGGAACGCTTAAAGTTAACATTGATGGCGCAACGCTTACAATGGATCAGGTCAACAATGTTATAAAGTTGTCTGATACATTAAAAGATAAAATTAACGGTGCATTTCCAGCGGCGAACTTAATCAACAACCTTACAACCACAGAAGCCGGATTTGGTTTGGATGCCCGGCAGGGAAAGGCACTGGACGATAAAATTACTGAAATAAACGGCAGTTTAAATAATAGACTTGCTGTTCCTACACTTGTCACAACCGATACAACGACATTATCTGATATAAAAAATTATATAAACGCAAATATGAACACAGGTTTATCATATATGCAAATTTTTGATGCAAAATGTAAATTCTTTAATACAAGTGGTAATTGGCTTATAATGGCTTTTGCGCAAGATCGAGTTAGTGGTTGTTTACTTGCAGTAAATCATTGGAGTGGTGAAGTAAAAATTATATCTGCATACGCAGATCCTTCTGGTAATAAAAAGCTTAAAATAAGTAACGTTACTATAACAGATACAAAAGATGTTTAATTTTATTCTGCTGTTAAATATATGAAACTAAAATAATAATTACCAGATTCAAATAAATCTCGTAATACCATACTACTACTATTTGTGTTATCACCAATATATAAATACCATTGACCTGTTTTCCCATTCATGTTTGTTTGGTTAATGCCACGAAACATTTTTTTGGGTAAATTCACAATCTGCACATATCCACCAGGAGTATTTTCTAATAATTCAATGCGTATAGAGCAAATCATTAAAGATCCATATTGCATTGCGTTTTCCTCTTCGAATTTTACCTTGTCAGCAAAATCGGTTCTTGGGCAATATGGTGTCCACGGAACATCTTTAATTTTTAAACTGCCGTTTAAGAAAATATATCGAACAAATATTCGAACGTAACTTATAAACCATTTTTATTATAGAAAGGAATTAAAAACATGGATAAAATAATTTTGAAAAACAAAACAGAGTTCGAGATCGCCGAAGGAGCGAGTCTCGGCAACATCCAGATCCAGTCCAAAAATTTTGACGGGATTAAAACGATCACGGACGCTTTCGCAGAGAACAACCTCGCGGAAGTAACATTTAAACACAATAATGAGGTATCCGGAAAATACACCGATCTGA